AAAACGTTTAAACAAAAATTGTTTTCAAAGAATTACGAACGCTAGCATTTTCACTAGAATCCTTACATAGAGCTTACACCTTATTAGCAACCCTAGCAGAAATGTTAGGGTTGTTTTCATTTGTGCTTGACACACCCCTTCGATTTCTATACTATTCATCTATCGAAACGAAACACAGGAAGAACGAAATGGCTGTCTACTCCTACCTCCGCGTATCAACCTCTGAACAAGATGTACAACTTCAGATTGATGCTATCAAACAACGTGGCTATGCTGTAGAAGATGCAAATGTATTTGTAGATCATGGTGTTAGTGGCTCCAAGCCAGCCTTTGAGCGTCTAGCTTTTCGTACCCTACTAGGTGAGCTTAGGGCTGGTGACATTGTTCTGTGCTACGCTGTAGACCGTCTAGGCCGTAATACATCAGACGTACTGGTTACAGTGGAAAAGCTCACAGAAATGGGTGTAAGCATTGTATTCATTCGTGATGGTATTGACACTGCTGGTGCTGTTGGCAAACTCATGCTTACAGTTCTTGCAGCTGTAGCGTGTTTTGAGAAAGATACCCTAGTAAAGCGTGTCAAAGATGGTATGGCTACAGAAGCTGCCAAGGCCAACCTGTTAGCACGTCCTGCTAGCGAAACAAAGCGTGCAAACATTATGGCTATCAAGGAGATTGTAGAGCGTTTTAAAGAATCTGGCATCAAACCAACTATTGACAACATCCACCTAGAACTACTATCATTAGGGTTAGAAATTGGTAGGGCAACTGTAGCAACTCTTAAAAAGGAAATTGATTGTGCTTAGTTTAAATTTTGTGTCAATGGTATGCTATGCCGTAGCTTTCTCTCTGTTGGCAGGTTTATTAGTTACATTTTTGGCAAATAAACGTCGTGGTAAAATTCTCAGTGCTGAAGATTATGTAAAGGAGCTAGAAGAGTTAGAGAAGGTTGATAACAAACGTGGCGAAGATGTTGTAGGGACAGCTGGTAGCAGTGTTCGCACAAACATTCAAACTATCATTGATAGCTTCAATGTGCAAGAGAATTGGGAACGATATTCCAGTGTTACCATGATATGCACTGTTGCAGACTTATCTGTCTCATTCCGTTCAAGCCGTGGTAAGCTAATTGTCCGTCTACGTTTCACTTTGGATGGGAGTTTCTTGGATGATATTCAACTGACAGAGGTTGAAAAGGATAAACTTATTGATGCTATTAATGCTTGGGAAGACAGGGAAAACGCTGTTCATAGAAAGCAAGTGGAACTATCGCTAGAGAAAGCTGTTGCCAAGATTTTGCAAGGGGCTAAGAAATGATAGAACACTTAGCAGTGGTGGCAGGGAGTATTTGTTTAGTAGCTAGCTTGCTCTGGAGTGATAAAGTGGTAGCTTTCTTTACACTCCCTAAAGAAATAGCTATTAGTGAGGATATGCAACTTCTGCTAGATGAGTTTATTGGCTACCTTAATAGTCCTGATGATTGGAGTGTAGTACAGAATTCTTTCCAGTTTAGAAAGAATGAGAAAATTCAACTATACGTTAATTCCCGTATGATTGACGCATACACTGACTGCATCGTAGCTACATTATATGTAGGGGGTGTACGTGTTGATTTACCACTAGAGCCAGCGGTAGATATTGCTGAAGCTCTTACAAAGATTAAGAAGCTTCAAGAGACTGCTCAAAAAGTAGAGAGCGTAAAAGAAGCTGTGCGTATACTACAGAAAGGTAAAAATGACAACAGTTAATATGAATTTAGCAGAGAAGCAAGTCTTGACAACTAAGGACATTCAATTAGTGGAGCTACTACACTACATCAGAAAAGAGTTGTTTGAAGAGCTTCTAAGCACAGAAGAAGATGTTATTCGTACCAATCGTAAAGAATACACTGACAAGCTTTGGGCAATTGAAGAGAAGTTGCAAGAGGTTTGGAAGTTTGGTGTTAATCAAAACTACTATCGTTTTTGGGAAGTTCCTCGTTGCACTTGTCCCAAGATGGACAATGATGACAGCTACCCTTATGGTAGATACGTCATATCATCTAATTGTCCTTTACATGGGTGGGAAGAATGATTAAACTGCTGCTATTTTATTTCCTAGTGTTTATCATCTTATGGATGGTAGCTTGTATTATCTTTGCCGAGCTAAAGCCTTATTGCGATAAACCCAAAGCAATCCATGAGTGGGAGGTAGCCGATATGGGTAAGATGTTGGCTTTCTGGCCTATCTCTGTGCCATTAATAGGTGTGTATCTCCTAGCAATTTACATCAACAAACTACCTATGATTGTTATTACATATATTCTTAAACGCCTTGGATACTCTGTCTACGAACAAGGTCAACTATGACAACTAATTGGATAAGTGGGAGATTCCATAACATCTACTACAAAATTGGAGATGTTACAGAGGCTGACGAAATTTTCATAATTCATGGCTGCAATAATAGAGGTGTTATGGGCAAAGGTGTTGCTAAGACTATTTGCACCAAGTTTCCAGCAGCTTATAAATCCTACCAAGAGGGTTATGCAAGATATGATGGAAATTCCAAAGAGTTTCTAGGCACTTTCAGTAAAGCTTGGATTGCAGGTAATGATAGGCATAACACTAAACTGATCATTAATGCTGTAACACAAGACGGGTATGGTACAGATGGCAAGAGGTATGTGAGTTATGATGCTTTGAAAGAAGTTTTCTCTGTAATTAATTATACATATCCCTCAAAATCTCCCATAGCTATGCCCAAGATCGGTGCAGGGCTGGGTGGTGGAGATTGGAATATCATTGAAGAAATAGTTAGCACAAGCTTTCCCACTCGTGATATTATTGTTTACGTTATGAACAAAAAGGAAATTCCAAATGACGCTTTACCAGTTTACTAAACTCCTACAATCCACTAGCTCTAGTAAAGAGAAGCTTGCCATTATGGAAGCTAACAAGGACAATGAACACTTCCAAAACTACCTGACAGCTGTAACAGCGCCTGCTATCAATTTCTTCCTGACAAAGCTACCAACTGTCGATAAGGTTGGTGAACGTGAGTTTTCAGATAATGATATTGTATTGGCTTTGCGTGATATTTCTACACGTAAGGTGAGTGGAAATGCTGCTAAAGCTTACATTAAGCAAGGACTTGAAACGCTTAATGCAGAAGGCCAAGAGTTATTGTCAATGCTTTTGTTGAAAGACATTAAAGCTAACGTTGGTGAAACATTAGTATTGAAAGTGTGGCCTGACGCTTTCTTCGTACCGAGTTATATGCGTTGCTCTTTACTAGATAATAAAATTGAAGCTGCATTTAGTAAAGAAAAAGAGTTCTTTGTACAGCTTAAAAGTGATGGTCAGTATGTGCAATTTGGCAAAACGCCTACAGGGGATTGCTTTGCATTCACCCGTAATGGTACTGCATGGCCTAAAGAGTACGCTGAGAAGCTTGCTAGCACATTACCAGATGGTGTCGTACTGTGTGGCGAAGCTGTCATCTTTGAAAACTGTGCATTACTCTCACGCAAGATTGGTAATGGTATTCTTAACAAGCTACTGAAGAGTGGTGAGATTGACGATAAGTATGATATTTATATCCAAGCTTGGGACTATCTGACATTCCAAGAGTGGCACGAAGGTAGCAGTGATGTACACTATGTTGTACGTCTTGGACGCCTTAACAAGCTTGTAGAGAGTGTGCCTACACGCCCTTACAGTGTTATTCAAACGCAAGTTGTTAGTAGTATGGAAGAAGCTAAAGCCTTCTATGCTTTGAAGCTCTCAGAGGGTGCTGAAGGGGCTGTAATCAAGATGTTTAGCCTACCTTACAAAGACCACACAAGCCCTAAGCAAGTGAAACTGAAAATTCAATTCACTTGTGATATGAAAATTGTAGGAATTTACGAAGGCGAGGGAAAGGCCAAGGGAATGTTAGGTGGCTTTGAACTGGAAAGCTCTTGTAGTAAAGTGAAATGTCGTGTAGGCTCTGGCTTCACAGATGCTGATCGGAAAGTTCTTTTCAACGATGGTGTTGTTGGTAAGATTGTTGAAGTGGAGGCTAACGATGTTATTGACAGTGAAGGTAAGACAACGTATAGTTTGTTCCTTCCAGTGTTTGTAGAGCTTCGTACAGATAAATCCGAAGCTGATAGCTACGAGCGCATCATGCAACAACTTAACTCTGCAAAAGGACTATAATGCTACCACTAATCCTAGCATTGACAATGGGTGTTATGCCTGCCCCGAAAGGGGAGCTTAACCCTGCTGTCAATCAAAATAATATTCGTTCAACAATTTGTGTAGCAGGTTGGAGTAGCAGTGTACGACCGTCTGTCAGCTATACTAACACAATTAAGAAACAACTTATGCGTAAATATGCTCCAAAGGAATACTTGTCAGCTTACGAGCTTGACCATTATATTCCAATCTCTCTTGGTGGTAGTCCAACATCACCTGATAATCTCTGGTTACAATCTTGGGACACCTCCAAGAATGAAAATGCTGTAGAGAAAGATGTTCTTGAGACTAAACTGAATAAGGACGTTTGCAAAGGTGCTATTAGTTTAGAAGCTGCACAAAAGCAAATGTATCGTTACAAATGAAATATGCAATACTGATGCTCCTGTCACTGTCTGTGTCTGCTAAGTGCATTCATAGCCCTGACAGGGCATTGTTAGCTCGTGCTATTTACGAAGAAGCCAACACTGAGAGTGACAAAGGCAAGCGTGCTGTTATGGATGTTATTCTTAATCGTACAAAGCTTCGTCATCTATCCGTCAATGGTGTACTAATAGAACAAAGTCAATTTTCATGGGCTAGTAAGTGTATCAGGAGTCCTGACAAGAAAATGCTTGCTATTTATGATAGGGTGTCTAGAATGCACCCTATTGTACCTGCGAAGACAGAATACTTCGTTCGCACTAACATGAGGGCTAGATGGATTAGTAAGCTTAAAGTTGTGAAAACAATTGGCAAACATAAATTTATGATGGAGAAATGATATGGTGAAAGTGGATGGAGTGTATGGTATTAGCGCTACAATTTTGGCAGACAGTGTTGCACCAAGTAGTAAGCGTCTGACAACTTTTGAAGTGGAATTCCCTCGTATTGTTTTGGCAGAAATGAATACACATCGCCAGCTGTCTCGTAACTACGCCAGCTCTCGTGCTATTCCCTTCCAGAAGATGATTAGCCAACTCACAGCACGTCCTGTACGATTTGGTGAAGCTAACGCTGGCATGCAGGATAAGGGTGTTGATAGTAATGTTGTCATTCATTCTGGTAATGGGCAATACATTTCTCCAGAGATTGCTTGGGAATCTGCCAAGAAAGATGCTGTTACATGGATGGAACGGTTTTATGAGAGCGGCTACCACAAACAAGTGTATAATCGCCTAACAGAGCCTTTCCAGATGATTAAGGGTGTTATCAGCTCCACAGAGTATGATAACTTCTTCTGGCTGCGTTGTGACGAAGCTGCTGACCCAACTATTGCAGAGATTGCAAAGTGTATGAAAATCGCCTATGATAGTAGTAAGCCACAGGAGCTTAGTTATGGAGAATATCACCTACCCTATATTGCTTGTAAGCGTAGCAGCGCTGGTGAGTTGCTATATCTTGTGGAAGGGGATAATGGAAACGAACAGGAAGTGGCAACAGCAGATGCTATCAAGGTAAGTGCAGCCCGTTGTGCAGCTGTATCCTATCGTAATGTTGATTACACACTTGACAAGAGTAAGCAAGTTTATGATAGACTTGTAGGCAGTGAGAAGAAACATTCCAGTGCTTTGGAACACCAAGCAACTCCAATGCCATTTACCGAGTGTAGAAGTTTTGAACAAGGCAGCAAACTATTCTGGCCTTCAGGTGTTAGCCACATGGATTCAGATGGTGAGCTTTGGAGTGGAAATTTCAAGGGCTGGATTCAGCATCGTAAGACGTTGACAGGGGAGTGCTATACAGATGCCTAACACACTGACACCAACCCCTTCAGAGGTTGTTGCTAACCCTGAAAGGGGTATAGAAGAGTCTCGCTGGTATGTTGTAAACAAGTTGACAAACAAGTTTGCAGTGGTTAGAGTTGACAACTCCAACAATCGTTACATTGGATATGTTGATAGTCCTTGGCAAGCTTTCAATGTCAGCAGGGATGTAGAGATGTTTCAGCACTACAACCCGCAGCTAAAGGGTATTGACACTTTGCCAGCTGGATTTCTTAATCAAGATAATGATGGAAGACAGATTAAAGAAGAGCGTAGCAAGTGTAAAGTAGTAAAGATTGACATTCGCTACTATTGGAAATTTTCAGAAAAGGAATAAGCATGGCAACTAAACCTAGTGTAACAACACAACTCCGTAATTCTAAAAATCAGATTGTGGATTTGGAAGCTCAAGTGGTAAAGCTCAATGCTTCGTTGACTACTAAAGAGAATAGCTCCAAATACACCTACGAACAGAAAGTTAATCTTGAGAATGAGGTGGAACAGCTGCATGCTGTACTAGACGTACTAGAAGGTAGCCCTCCACGTAAATATCTACCAAATCCTGAAGAGGCATGGAAAGTGGTAGAAAATAGCGCCTTGGTTAGACTGGCAGGGTATCTAGCAGCAAATCGGAAATAAGGAATATAATGGCAGAAGAGTACAAGGCACAATGCCCTCGCTGTGCTGCCAATGGTAGAGATAGGCATCGTAACAATCTGCACGTATATGGCGATGAGAGGGGCAGTCATTGCTTCTCTTGTGGTTATACAAAGCCTAGCAGCGATTACCTTGGCAAGCTGACAGCCGAACAGGGCTATGAAGACATTGATTGGGAGAGTAGTTTTATGGCAGCAGAAGTGATTACAGATGAAGAATTGGATGAGCTAAAACAGTTCACCACTACCAAAGGTTTTGGTGTACGGGGTATTAGTGACTTGACATATAAGTGGTATGGAGTTCGTACTAAGGTGGGTGAAGAGGATGGTAAGCCTTTAGCACACTTCTACCCAATCTTTGAAGAGGGTAGTATCGCTGGATTCAAAGTGAGAAAGCTACCTAAAAGCTTTTCAACTATTGGCAAGGTGGGAAATACTAGCGAATTGTTTGGACTGTTTCGCTATAGGAATTCCAACAGTAAGGTATGTGTTGTAACAGCTGGTGAAATTGATTGCATGTCTGCTCGTGATATGCTTGTGCAATATGCTGTTCAAAGTGGTTGGACAGGTGAAGAAACCCCTGTAGTGAGTCCTGTCACTGGTGAAACAGGTAGCATGAAACAACTGAAAGCTCATTATGAATGGTTTGACAGGTTTGACAAAATCATTCTAATCTTTGATAATGATGAAGCTGGCAAAGAAGCTACTGATAAAGCTGTCAAGGTGTTGCCAAAGGGTAAAGTGTATATTGCCAGTTTCAATGCTAAGGATGTGAATGAGCTATTAGAGGCTGGTAAGCAGAAGGAATTTATCAATGCTTATTTCAAGGCTCGACAGCATGTACCAGTGGGTATTGTTGGTAGTGGGGATTTAGCAAGTAAAATCCTAGAAGAAGTAGATGTTGAAAAGATTATGTTCCCACCGTTCATGTCACAGCTTAATGAAATGACAGGCGGGTTAAGTTTGGGACGTATATGTAACATTGGTGCTGGGAGCGGTTTTTAATAGCCCCTTTAAGTGGCGACACTTATTGAGAAGTATGTGAATTCAGGGAAACTCTCAAATCACAGTAATGAGACAATCCTGAGCGAAGCCTTACAACAGTGAGGAACGTGCAACGACTATCCAGAAATGGAGTACACCTAAGTAGGTGGAAGCGCATACCCTCTCCTTGAGAGGATGATATAGTCTGATCTATATGGTGACATATAGCTGCCAATTGGCGGGGATAGATTAACGACCTATCTTGAACACAAATGTTGGGTAAAACTGTGTATGTAGACACGATTGTGTACTATCTAGCTTTTAACAGCCCTCACCGTGTAGGTGTGGTTAGTATGGAATTAAATGCAGGTAGTTATGGTTTGTCTATGCTATCTCGTCACTTAGGTAAGAAGATTTCAAACATGAGTTCTCGTGAAGAGAAGATGGCTTATTTGCAGAGTGATGAGGTAAAGCAAGCGCAAAAGGAACTGTTCTTTCGCGATGATGGCAGTCACCGTTGGCACTTAGTAGATGACCGTGATGGCACTATCGCTGATTTACAAAATACTGTAGAGCAGCTTGTAATCACTTGTGATTGTAAGGTGATTGTACTAGACCCTCTTCAGGATATTCTTGACGGGCTGTCTATTGAAGATCAATCTTTATTCTTGAAATGGCAGAAGGCGCTTATCAAGTCTCACAATATCACCTTTATTAACATCAACCATGTCCGTAAGAGTGGTGGTGGTGCAAAGCAAAACAGTGAAGGTGCTATGATTAGTGAAGAAGATTTTGCTGGCAGCAGTACCATTTTCAAGAGTGCTGCTTTGAATATCTTGCTGGTTCGTGATAAGATGGCAGATGACCCTGTAGTGCGTAACACAACTAAAGCCTACATCTCAAAGAATCGAGATAACGGTGTGACAGGGCCATGTGGAGACTATTATTACGATAACGTGTCTCATCAGTTGTGGGATAAGAGGTCGTGGTTGGAAGCGAATCACACGGATTATTAAGGAGTAATAATGGCATTACCTACAAGCTTAGAGCTAATACACCGCATCCAAAAACTTCCTCCTGAGTATGTTTATGAGCTGTTGGATGAGCTAATAACATCTTTTTCGGTAAATACTAATACCGACCCTGAAGGTGAAAGGCATGGGTTTCCAGATGAAGACTTCGAGAGAGGAAAAGAAAGTTGTGCGAGATTTTTACTAAATCTTACTGACTACCTTCTTGATGGTTATGAGAAAGAAGCCTTTGATGATAATGAGGGTGAAGAATAATGGCAATACCTAGAAAGACTGAAATACTGGAAAAAATAAAACATATACCTTCTGAGTATCTTTATGAACTGATTGAAGAACTACTATCATCTTTTGCAATCAATGCTCAAGATATTGATGAAGGAGACTTAGATGAGTATGCTGAAGGTATTAAAAGTTATGCTGAACACTTATTGCAACATGCTTACTCTACAGTGTGCAGATTTGGTGTACAATTGACTGATGAGGTAAACAGGTAATGGAAACTGAAATCAAAGAGTTACAGGCTAAGATAGAAGATTTTTCAGGAGAGGCTTGTAAACCGTTGCTAGTGTGGGTAATAGATATGCTTGCTAGACGAGCTAAAGAATATCAGGAAGAAGAGGAAGAGTTTGTAGATGCGGAAAACCGCTTTGGAGGTAATATTGATGACGCTTATAGTGGTGGAATGCGAGATGGTATTGACTACTACGCTTACACCCTTATCAACCAACTAACGAGGTTATCGAAATATGTCTAATAGGTTCTTTGACCCACCAAATGTTAAAGCTGTATTGTCAAAAGAGAGCGCTCGTGACAACTTTGCAGAATACTTAGCTAAAAATCTTTCTCCTATCCCTTGCAGACCTAGAGAGGTTGTCGATAGGATGAGGGTGACAGAGTTGTTGGAAGCAATGTTACGGTATAATAATGCTAGCAAGAAAATTCCTAATGAGTGGTTGCAAGAGTTTGATGACTTGTGCTACACTATGAAGGACGTTGATAACAGTTAAGGGGCTATATGGGATTACCAGAAGGTTTTATATATGACATTGAAGGAGACAACCTTTATCCGGCTGTAACAACTATCTGGTATATTAATGCTCGTAGTATTGACAACCAACGTAGCATTTCCTTGCATCCGTTCCGTGATGGTGTGCAAGATAGTTATGACAGATGGATGGAGTGGCTTAATAGTTTTCCAGACGGTTGTGTTGTAGCTGGTCACAACATTTTAGGTTATGACAATCTAGCCATGTGGAAGTTGCTAGATATTAGGACAGAAGTTGGTAAGAAGGGTAAAGACTATTTTGAAGGGAAGCCTGTACAGTTTATTGATACATTCTACCTTGCACAATTCTTAGAGCCAGATTTAAACAGCTATTCTCTGGAATCATTGTGTTTTAACACTGGCTCAGAGAAGATGGATTATCGAGGAAAGCTTGTGGCAGCTGGTGCTATGACAGGTGATGAGCCTAAAGGCTTTGAGTTTAGTTTCTACCATATTCTCATGGAAGATTATTGCGACCAAGACGTATGGGCAAACTCTGGACTGTTTAAACGACAATGGACAGCTGCTGAGAAGTTGTATGGAGCTTCTTGGACTCCGCACCCTTCTTACCGACTTGGGCAAAAAGCATTCTGGCTAATGCAGTGTCAAGCTGTGACAGGTGTTAGTTTTGACATTGATAAGGCCAAAATATTGAAGCCTCGTATTGAAGCTTACATCGAAGAGATTGCACAAGAGATTGAACCTCTCTTGCCACCAAGACCTTTGAAGAAGGGTGAAGGGGGATATTACACAATGCCTGCTAAACCATTCAAAAAGAATGGTGAGTATAGTAGCCACATGCTTAACTTTGTAGAGAAGCATAATTGCAAAGTGTTGGAAGATGGTAGGATTGTAGATGCGTATGGCAAGTGTTACGAAGTGGGTAGTAATGTATTGCTAGATGTAAAGTTACCAATGAAGCTGAAAGACCAGATGGAAATGAAAGATTATTTCCTAGAGCTTGGTTGGGAACCTACATTGTGGAACTACAAGAAAGACAGTAAGGGTAAGTTTGAGAAGGATGATAATAAACAACTCATCCCTACAACACCTAAGCTACAAGAAGCTGGCAAGATATGCCCTAATTTGCTTTTAATCGAGGCTGAAACGCCTAAAAAGGTGGTTAGGTATCTAAGCTTGCGTAATAGGCTTGGAGTGCTTTCTACGTGGATTGAAGAGCCTAGAATCGCTATTGATGGGAGATTGACAGCAGGAGCTAGTAAGATTACTAATACGTTTAGACAGGCACATAGGCAAGTTTGTAACGTGCCAAAAGCGTCTGACGATGTGTTATTGGGTAAAGAGTTTAGAGAACTTTTCAAGGCTCCTGAAGGAACAGTGTTTGTAGGTACTGATGCAGCAGGCTTGGAAAATCGTGTAGCAGGGGCATACACATTCAAGTATGATGGTGGTGAGTATGCTAATGTTGTTATGTTTGGCGACGTGCATAGCAGGAATTCCAAAATCTTCTTTCCAGAAGAGACTGCAAAGTTTGATCTTGATTCACCAGATTTCAACAAGGATGACAAGGATTTTAAGCCTTGGAGGAATAAAGCAAAAACAGGCATTTACGCTATTTTGTATGGTTGTAGCCCGCCAAAACTTGCCAAGACACTCGGTAAGCCGGAGTCGGTTGGGAAGAGAATGTATGACAATTTTTGGGATAATAACCTAGCTCTGAAGGTACTCAAGGAAGGTATTGAGAATTATTGGAAAGGTGTCGGCAGAGAGCGTTATGTAAAAGCTATTGATGGTAGAATGCTTTGCACCAGAAGTAAGCACAGCCTTATCAACATTTGTTTTCAAAGTTGTGGTGCGATTGTAATGGATGTAGCATGTGCTTTGATGGATAGTTGGTTAGGTGGCATAGAGCTTGACAGCAACTACAAGCCTTGCTACTTATATAAAGGCTATGAAGTAAGACGAGTGATTTACTACCACGATGAGTACACTTGGGAAGTAAGCCCTGATATTGCTGACGAGATTGCAGAAATGTCTATCAAAGCTATCAGGGAAGCAGGGAAACTATTAAAACTGTCCGTCGAATTAGACGGAGAGGCTAAAATAGGTAGAAACTGGTGTGAGATTCACTAATAAATTCTGGCAACGTAGCTTGCCCTTTACTCAAGCAGAGTCGTTTCAAGGAACGTGATAGGTGTACTATTGGGAACATGCAGCTAGTACGTTAAGCTAGCTCCGTATAATTGTAAGCGGAACGAATTATTTGCAAATATCTTAGAAAGGTGTATAATGTCAACTAATAAAGCTGCAAACACATTCCCCTTCGCTGGCATCCTGTTGCTAATCTTTATCACTTTAAAGCTGGCAGGGATTGGCGCGGTGGCAACTTGGAGTTGGGTGTGGGTTATGAGTCCCCTGTGGATTCCTCTAGCCATCATAGCAGCAATCTTTGGAGTGGCTTTGCTATTCATTTTAGTAGGGAGCTTGGCAGGGATTAAGAAGCGATAGACAAACATGGGGGCGTATCTCAACGGGCTTCTAACCCGTAGCCGAGTAAGTGGATCAATGCAGGTTCGAGTCCTGCCGCCTTCACCAAATAAGAATGTTCATCTAACTGGCAAGATACCACCTTTGAGTGGTGGCAATGTAGGTTCAAATCCTACACATTCTTTTCAATTCCATAATAGCTGATTGGAACCAGCTGGCTAGTGCAGTAGTCATAACGCAAATGCTCTGCACATTATTTAACTTAAAGGAACTATAGATATGGCTACTCTTGATAATGTATTCTTCGCTTTCACCAAGATTAAGAATCCTGTACCAGCAATTAACAAAGCTAACACCGAATTTAGCGTCGCATGTGTTATGAGCAAGGCTGCTGCTAAGGCTTGGAATACTGAGTTCAAAGGCAGTAAAACTGATGCAAAGGCTATTGACACTGAAGACTTTGAAGCTAAATACGGCTTTGAAGCTCCATTCCCTGAACAAGAAAATCAATATGTCATTAACATCAAAAAGATGGCCTCTAAAGATGGTGTACCTCTGCCAGAGCAATATCGACCACGGGCATTTCAAAAGGTTGGCAGCAAGATTGTAGATGTAACAGCTACAAAGTTGATTGGTAATGGTAGTAAAGGCAGTTTGGAATACTCCTCATATTCTAACAATTTTGGTTTGAACGTGCAGCTTGTATCAATCCTAGTAACAGATATGATTGAATACACACCACCTGACGAGGGTGATGGTGATAGCAGCGCTAGCGTGGCAGTTGGTAGCAGCTGGGGTGTTAAAGAGCTAGCAGCACTTCCAGAGGATAGCAAGGCAGCTGTAGAGAAGCAGACAGCCCCTAAGAAAGCTACTAAAGCTGACGAGGAAGAAGACGAAGCTCCTGCTAAGCCTACAAAACCTGTCAAGAAGCCTAAGCCGCCCGTAGAATCTGATGAAGAAGATGACATTCCTTATTAAGAATGTAAGCTTCCTGTAAGGTAGCTACCTGTGAGGTAGTTAATAGCCTCTTATCCTTAACAGGGGTAGGAGGCTTTTATCATTCCAGCTAGGAGAGTATATGGAAATAAAATTAGTATTTGACATGGACTTTGCAATCTATGCAGCAGCTTGTTCAGCACAGCAAACTAAGGTTTGTGCTACACACATCCCAACTGGTGAGCCTTTCACATTCTCCAATCGTACAGAGCTATGGGGAAACTGGCGTACAAAGGATGGTGGTTGGATTAAAGAGCAAAATGAAGAATATGGCAAAGCGTATAAAGCTGAAGACTTCGTTGTAGAAGATTTGCAAATTGATTTAGGAATACATATTGCCACTAAGAAGCTTGACAAAGATGTTAGGAAGATTTGTGAAAACTTAGGTGCTAAGAGTTATTATGGCTACACAGGTAGAGGTGAGACATTTAGAAACAATGCTGCTACAGTGATGGAGTATAAAGGTAATCGTAAAGACCTGATACGTCCTATACATTTAGATGCTATGAAAGAGTATGCAATGGCTATTCATAATTGTCATCTAGTAGAAGGTGTAGAAGCTGATGATATGGTTGCTATTGATTGCTTGGAAGGGTATAGGGCTTGGAAGAAAAATGGTAAGGTGAAAGTGATTGCCATCGCTGTTGATAAGGATGCAAAGCAAACGGAAGGTTGGCACTTTAATCCTGACAAAGATTATCATCCATCTGAAGAAGGTGGTGTAAAGGCTATTCCAAGACTTGTAGAGGGGCTAGGAGAGCTTTACTTGAATGCCAAGGGAGATGTAGATGGGGAAGGGGCTTTGTGGCTCTACCACCAGATACTATGCGGAGACAGTGTAGACAATTACAAAGCTAACAGTGGAAACCCAAGTGTAAAGTGGGGTGAGAAGGCTAGCTACAAACTGTTGAAAGATTGCAAGAAGCATAAGGAAGCTATCAAAGCGCTTGCAACTGGTTACAAAACAATCTATCCTGAGCCTATGGAAATTGTAGGCTGGCGTGGTGATAAGATTAAGATTGATTGGAAATATATGTTGCAAGAGAATTGGACATTGGCTATGATGCTTAGACGTAAAGGTGATTGTGTGCATGTCCCAACGATGTTAGACAAGCTAGGGATTGAATAATGCACTACTGGCTAGACGTGGAAGACGTAGAGCTTACACAGCTTTGGGTGGTTAAGAGAAAACCAAAGGTAGAGAGAATTAGCAGGACAGAGCAGTTTGGCCTTTACATGCGTACAGGTAGTAGTAATTCTCCTGCCACATACACTACGAAAGGTAAAGCTGAAGCTAAACATAAACAAATGTTTAATAAGCATTATGGTTTATATGAAGTGATAGAATTGCAAGTGAGAGAGGCTAAGAGAGAAGTCCTTTGTCCAACAGCTGATATTAAATTGAAAGGCATTGTATGAACTTTAAAGATGTGCGCGTAATTGTTATGACAGAGAAGGGTGAAAGATACACCGATCAAAGTAGTGAAGTGGGGGAAGCATTCCATAATTTGTTTAAAGTTGATCTGTTAGCAAACGACGAAAACGGAGATATTACTTACCAACTCATACATAACATTGCGAAGTTCGAGAGAACTATCAAAGACCGTTACACCAGTCTTGCCCATGTGTCTATTGAGATTGCCGATCATTCCATTTTCCAAGAAGTTTATTGTATTTACGACTTCTACATTAACGGAGTAAGTACAAACTCAGGTAGGGGCAGTTTTCTTGTCTGTGGTGTACAATTTATACACAGCTTGACACTAAGAGAGTTTTTTCGCTTGAAATCTATCTATGGCAACTAAGAAAGCTGCGCCAATATTGTCATCCGATGACAAGCGCTTTCTAACATACATACGGTCTGTGTTACGGAGTGCTAGCAGGCGCTGGCCTCCTATTTTTATGGCTCTAAAGGCTGCACAGAAGCCTTACAAGGGTGATAACAAGCGTCAGAAGGTGTGTTATGCTTGTGCTTCTTGTAAGGGCTTGTATAGCTTTAAAGAGGTGGCAGTAGACCATATAGCGCCTGCTGGTGAATTGACAGACTGGAGTCACCTAGCACCGTTTGTACAAAGGCTGTTTTGTGATGTTGACAAGCTTCAAGTATTGTGTGACACTTGCCACAACATTAAAACCTACTCTGAAAAACAGGGTGTGACATTGGAAGAAGCTACTGTACAAATTAAAGCTATCAAGATGTTGAAAGAGATGACAAAACCTGCTATGCTGGCATTACTAAACAAGCATGGCTACACAGATGTTAGTAATGAAGTTAAGCGTAGAAAAGCTTTGACAGAGATTATCAGAAAAGGATTGTAAAATGACTAAAGAAGATTTTGCACGTATTCTCAAACCTCTCTATCGTGTTGAAATTGAAGATGAATGGCACATTGCATTCCTAAAAAATAGTGAATGGGTATTCGTAGACGAGAAGGATAAATATTACCACTTATCTAGCTTAGACCTTAGTGGGAGTGATGTTATCCAAACTATTTGCAAAGAGCAGTTTGGTATGACCAGCATTAACCCTAATAGGGTAGGAGAGGTTGTATATAGTAACACTTCAGACTTCAAAAACCATAAAATTCGTGCTGAGATTAAAGAATTGAAACACCGTATTGCTCACTTAGAGGGACAACTATCTTGAAACACTGGCACTCCACTGCAATCAATCTTTCCAACTCTGGTATGTCATGGCGTAACATTGCCAAGATGCTAGGTATTGGCAAATCTACTGTTAGTGATTTTCTACGAACTGTAGAAACTCTACACACTGTAGATACACCTGTTGATATTGTTGAAACTGTCTTATGTCCTAGTAAGGTTAAGGCCAATAAGAAAAAGGATGTAACACACTTTGTTATCCCTGATAGTCAAGTTAAGGCATCTACCAATCTTGATTGGCTCCGTTGCATTGGTGAATATATTGTGGCTAAGAAGCCTGATGTAATCATCCATCTTGGTGATTTTGCAGACCTTGAAAGCCTGTCAAGCTATGACAAAGGTAAGAAGAGTGCTGAAGGGCGTCGTATTCAAAAAGATATTGATGCAGCTGTAAAAGGTATGGAAACACTACTAGCACCTTTGCGATCCTACCAACAGTTTAATCCTGACTACCAGCCTCGTATGGTGTTGACGCTTGGTAATCACGAAGATAGGTTGACACGTCATATTGAATCCAATCCGGAGCTTGAAGGATTCTTGACAATGGATAGCTTGCAATATGAACAGTTTGGATGGGAAGTAGTGCCATTTCTGACACCTATCAACATTGACGGTATTAACTACTGCCACTTCTTTGCTAATCCTTTCACTGGTAAACCTTATGGTGGTAGCACTTTGAATATTTTACAAAAGGTTGGCGAAAGTTTCACACAAGGCCATAAACAAACACTTGACGTAGCAACACGTTTTCTGCCAACATCAGGCACTCAGCAATGGGGATTGATTGCAGGAGCCTGCTACCCTCATAATGAAGGATATAAAGGTGTACAAGGTAATCATCACTTCCGTGGTGTGATTGTTAAGCATAATGTTCACAAGGGTAGTTATGACCCTATGTTTGTAAGCTTGAAATACTTAATGAAACGGTATAAAAAGTGAAATACAAGATTGGTGTGCAAGGCGGTAGCAAAAAGCATATCCTAGAAGCTACAGGGCAATTCTCTTATGAAGAGATAGCAAATGATGTTAAAGTGTGGTGGGAAGGTAAATACAAACAGAATTTGCCAATCACACGCATTATAGTGGCTATTACACCTGAAAAGGTGGATAATAAGCATTTAAAGGATTAAGTATGTTAATGCAGAAGGTGTTTAAAATGGGTAACTGCCCTGTCTTGCTAATTTGTCTTAGCGATGGTAGGGTGGCTTTCCAAGTAGCCGAACACTTCAACACATACACAGACTACTTTATTCAGGATGACACGGCTTATGGCGCTCACCTGTATAACGATGAGATTGTGTTGTGTAAAGTGAACACAGAAGAAGTGTATAAGTATAATGAAGCTATTGAGTATAAGGGTGTTAGTGAGCTTATGACAATGTGGCTAAAATCTTATCACATCATTAATTAAAAGGAATAATATGGATAAACACTATGAAGCTACACAAGAATTTAACATCACTGCTGGCAACTTAAAATCCATCTATCAGGCTGGTGAAGCTTACATCAAGATTAACAATCAATTGAAATACATTGAAAGTGAGTTGAAAGAAACTGTAGATGCGTTTGACCTACCTATCACAAATTGGGTAGAAGTGTTAGATGGTGCAGTTGACGTTAAAGTAACTAACGATGGCTTGTTACAACTATTAGCCAATCTAGGCTGTGATGTAGAAAAAGCTTGCGAGCTAGTTGGGATTAATAACCTTAGCAAATTCCCTACAGATAAAGCTGTTGTTGATGCCACCCTAGCAGCCAACCCTACGTGGAGTGCTGAGTTTACTGCTGTAACATCTCGCTGGGTAATTAAGAATGAATATGGCAAGGTTATGAAGCCTTCCAACTTTGTTCCTGTAGACTTATCAGAATGTGTACCTGTCACTATGGGTGGCCTGCTATGAATGTAAGCGCTCGTGACCTACTAACCATTCCAGAGGTGAAAGCACAGTTTCGTAATGAAGTAGAATTGATCAACATTGTAAACGATGGAGTTGTTAAACCATTCCTACATTTGCTAGGCATTGATATTAATAAACCCTTTGGTGTGTTTGCTGCTAACCATCGTGACATGAACAATAACACCGGAATTGGTTATATTTATTCTGGTAGCCCTCGTATTGATAGGGCTTGGACACAAAGTAAGATTTGTGATATGACTTCTCGTATTGCTGCTACAGCCTACTCAGATGTTACACTAACTAAGGAACTTGTAGAACTATCAGGTAACACTGTGAACTTCAATAACTTTAGTGATGGTGGTGAGGAAGTTGTATGGGAGAAGTTGCCAGAAAGCCAGTTGAATGATTGTTATAAAGAAGATAGCACAATGCTTTCAACCCTGTCTGACATTATTATTCAGCTACGTGGTAAAATTGCTTTGTAACCTGTTGCAATTTACAAGGATGGAGTTATAATCTCTGTCCTTGTAGATAAAATAATAAGAAAGGGATATGCGTGACAATTCCATTTAAGACAGTGACGGAGTATGTAGACTCCTATCCAGAATTTAGTAAAATTGCAGATGAACAAATGAAAATCTTCTGGCCTTGGAATGAAATCAAGGTGGGGAAAGATAAGCAAGACCTATTAGTGAATATGTCAGAGTCAGAGTATCATGGCACTATCACTACATTGAAGCTATTTACAAAGTATGAGACATTTGTAGGTAATGAGCATTGGAGTGGTAGAATTGCTAAGGCATACCCTAGTGTTGGTGTGCAACGTATGGCAGCGTGTTTTGCACACGTAGAGTTGAATAGTCATGCACCGTTCTACAATGAAATTAACAAAGAGCTTGGCATTGCTACATTGGAATTCCATTCGTCTTACTTGGATGATAGTGTATTGTCAGACCGTATTAAATTTATTGAAACACTGATTGATAATCCTGATGATGAGTTGTCAACAGCTATTTTCAGTATGGTGGAAGGTAGTGTACTTTACACCAACTTTGCATACTTGAAGCATTATCAAAATGGTGGTAAGAACCGTATCCAGAATGTTGTACGTGGTTTGAATATGTCTGCACGAGATGAAAACTTGCACGCTGTGGGTGGTGCATTGATTGTTAAGACAGCGCTAGCAGAACAGAAACGCACTACACAAGAGTTAGAACAATTCAAGCAAGCTGTCAATGAAGCTGCACATCAGATTTATTTGCATGAGTGCTTGATTGTCGATAAGCTGTTTGAAAAGGGTAAGCAGGACGGTATTACAGATGTGCAGCTAAAGCACTTTGCACAGAGCCGTATCAATGTATGCCTTAACAACCTTGGCTTGCCATCGTTGTTTGAAGTGAAGTACAACCCTATTGCAGACTGGTTTTACAAAGGTATCAATAACTACCAAATGAATGACTTCTTTCAAGGTGTTGGTAGAGAATATAGCAGGGATTGGGATAAAAAGAGTTTCACTTGGGGAGCAAAGGTATGACAGACAGCTTGTATGATAAGCTTAGCAAAGAGCGTAAAGAGTTACAAGCCAAAGGTGAAATGGCTCCTTGGTGGAGTACAGGAGCTTGGCAGTTGTTCAAGAGTAAATACTTGTTTGAAGCTGTCACACCTAGAGAACAATATCGTCGTATTGCTGATACACTTGCACAATACATTGAAGGCCATTATCCTAGCTGGTGGAAGGATGAGGGTTATACTACATGGTCTGATGCTTTCTTTAATGAGATGTGGGAAGGACGCCTATCAGGCTCTACACCTGTTATTGGTAACACTGGCACTTCACGAGGATTTCCTGTAAGCTGCTCTGGCAATGTTATTTCTAATAGCATTGCAGGCATCTACGAGGCTAAGAAAGAAGTGGCTGTTCTTACAAAGAACAGTTTCGGCACAGCCTCCTATTTAGGGCATATCCAGCCTCGTGGTAGCAAGACAACTAAAGGTGTTGTTAGCAATGGTGTGCTGCCTATTATTAAAGGCTTCGTACAGGATATGGAGTATGTAGCACAAGGCTCTAGTAGACGTGGTGCTTGGGCTGCATACCTCCCTGTCGAGCATGGAGACTTTAACGAGGTTTGCGCCTATTTAGAAGAAGCCCCTGATGGTTTGAACATTGGCTGGAACATTTCAGACAAATTTACCAATCGTTTGGAAGCTGGTGACGAGGAAGCTATTGAGCGATTCCAAACTGCCATGACAGTGAAGATGAAAACTGGTAAGGGGTATTTTGCATTCATTGACAAAATCAATGCGCGTTCTCCGAATATGTATAAAGACTTAGAGCTGGATGTTGTAGCCCCGCAATTGTGTAATGAAATTCACTTGCACTCTAGCGAAGACATGACATACACTTGCGTACTATCCTCTATGAATGCTGTCCATTGGGACACTATTAAGAATAACAAATCTGTATTCATTGCTACAGTGATGTTAGATTGTGTTGCAGAAGACTTTATTCGTAAAGCGGAGGGCATAGAAGGCTGCGAGAAGGCTGTAAAAAGTACGAAGCTAGGCAGGCCGCTTGGACTAGGTGTTTGTGGCTTTCACACCTATTTGCAAGCCAATATGATTGCGTTTGAAAGCATGGAGGCTCATTTCTTTAACAACCAACTGTTTAAGCATCTGCACGATCAAAGTCTGGAAGCTTCACAATGGATGGCACAAGTGTTAGGTGAACCAGAATGGTGCAAAGGTTATGGGGTACGCAATACACATCGTACAGCTATTGCTCCTACGAAGTCTAGTGCATTACTAATGGCTGGTGTATCAGAAGGTATTAACCCTGATGTTGCTATGACTTTTACGCAGCTAACACCAGCTGGCGAAGTTGATAGAGCTAACCCTGTACTAATTGAGCTTATGAAGAAGCGTGGCGTGTATGACAACAAGCACATGCAAGAGCTTACAGACGCTATGGGTAGCGTGCAAAAAGTGGCATGGTTGACAGATGAAGAAAAGGCTGTGTTTAAGACAGCATTTGAGATTGACCAACGAGCCATCTTACGCTTAGCATCTGTTCGACAGCGGAATTTGTGTCAAGGTCAGAGTTTGAATTTGTTCTTTGCAGCTGAAGAGGATGAAGAGTACATTGCTGAGATTCATAGAGAGGCTTTCTTAGACCCTATGATATTGGGACTCTACTATTGCTATAGCAAGGCTGGTGTAGCTGCCAGTAAGGGTGAGTGCGAGTTGTGCCAATAATTGTAAAATAATTGGCAATAGGTGTTGACATTACTTTTAGATGAGCATACTATTTGTCCTGTCAACACGACACAACTTAGGAGCTTCAAATGTACAGCAAAGCACAACTCGCAGCACTGGTAGCAGATGGTAGAATGAACAAAGAAATTGCACTGCGCGTAGCTGGCGAGCAAACCAACCTTCGTAAACTGATTCGTAACATCTTGTCTCGCGGGTTAGTTGTTAGTGTGAACGATGGCGGTGAATGGCCTGTAAAGAGAAGTGGTAGCTTCAAGGAAATTTGTGATAATCTAATGGCCTGTGATGAAGAACAACTTGTAATTCGTGATAGTGAAGGTGTAAGGGTTGGCTGGTTTTACTTAGTTTATGGTAATTCTGCTGATGAAATTATATGCGACCATACAGCAAACGAATTGTGTGAAGAGATTTATAACGCAGTATTCCCCTAACCTTAACAAGCCCCGCGAAAGCGGGGAATTCTCAGGAAGATGAAAATGAATCTAGATTTTGCCTACTTTGCACCAAGCTTCAATAATATCAACGTAATGCAAATGCTCCACGAAGGTGTTGTTGGAGTGAATTGGCAACGTGGTATTAACCCTGCCACTCTTGGTACACAAATTATTATGGATGAGATTTAAAATGGCTAACAATCTGGCTAGAGCAATTGCCCTCGCAGCCTCTGAACACTTAGAGCAACTTGATAAGGGTGGTAAGCCTTATATCTTACACCCTCTGCGAATGATGATGCGCCTACGAACCACTGATGAAGAGTTGATGGCAATTGCAGTGCTGCATGATGTTGTAGAGGATTGTGGTGTTTCTTACGCCGATTTGCAATTAGAAGGGATGTCTGATAGAGTGATTGCAGGCGTGAAAGCTCTGACAAAGCAACGTGGTGAAACTTATGAAGAATTTATTACACGTTGTCTTACTAATCACGATGCAATGCTTGTCAAGCGTGAAGATTTAAGAGATAATTCAGACATTACACGGTTACAAGGAATTACGGAAAAAGATGTACAGCGTATGGAAAAGTATGCAATTGCTTTTAAACGTATTGACAACCAACTTAACAAGCAAGTTTAACTAGGAAATACTATTATGAAATTCTTTTATGACTTTTTCAAACCACAATTTAGTCCATTCTTTGTTGTAATGGTGATGCTGTTTATCAGCTTGTCAAACATCTTCAATGTAGGGTTTTTAGGTGCAGCTGTTATTGGTGTAGTGTTAGGTTTGTTTTGCTCAGTAGTAGAAATCTATGTTAAACGTAAAGAAGAAGGAAATAAAAATGTCTGATAATGACGCAAATGTATTCTTGGCAGCCAATGTTAATCCTGTAGAATTTCAAGGTGCTTATGCAGAAGCTGAACGTGTATTAGAGCGTGAAGAGAATGCTAAGGCAGACTTTAAAGTAATGGTGGAAGAGTTGTCAGAGAAGTTCCAGATTGATAAAGCTGTTCTTGCCAAGTTCTTCCGCACCATGTATAAAGACAAGGTAGATGAAGTTGACAATGCTGCCACAATCTTTAAGGCACTTGAGGCTAAGTTGAAATAATGGCAGACTTTGTAAAAGCTCGTGTTACGCTGTTTGTAATGCTCCTTACAATTCCTGTACTAATTAAGCAATGGATTGATAGTAACCGACAAACAGATAGTATTGGCGACCACAAATAAGAAAAGCCCTATAGAGCTTATTAGGCTTTATAGGGCTTTAACTTTTATAGGAAGGGAATTATATGTCACCCATCGCACTTCTCGTATTACAACAGCTTGTTGTAAAGCACACTTCAGAATGTCTAACGCCTACTCAACTCACATGGGTAGAGAAGCACATTGAAGAAGGGTGTGAAGGCTTGCCACAGTTCTTAGCTTCTGCACGTCTGAAACCTATTGTGGAACTTATTTGGGCAGAGTATATGTCCTTCCTATCTTCTGGCAAATAACTCAGTTTACACGAGTGTTAGCAGCGCTAGCAGTTTGACCACTACCTGTCATTGTGCCGAAGTTGACAGTGGATTGCGATTGTCTTACAATCTGTACATCATTGGCAAGGTTTTGTACCTGTGCTGCCAAGTTTGCAAGGATTTGGAATTGTTGTTGAGCTTGTGATTGTGCTTGATTTTGGTTGACAGTTTGTGTTACATTCACTTCAACCTCTCTAGCATGAGCTCGGCTAACACTGTCACTTCTCAACTCGATTAGGGCTGCTTTAGTGTCTGACAATTCCCTGCCAAGATTGGCAGTATTAATTTCATTGATAAGCGCTCTTGTAGCTTGTCCTTCTGCTACAATAGATGCTGCCAACATACTTCCAGTTTTATCCACATTTGTAGATACGCCACTGATAGCACTAAGGGAGGCTAACAGGCTGGTTTGCACAGCATCTTTAACGTTTGCAATTTGAGCTTGTTGTGACAAGCTTTGTTGTGAGATGGCATTGTTAAGCTCGATAGTTTGCTGTAACGTTGCTGTCTGTGTTTGTGCAGCTGTTGTATTAACTACATTTTGTGTGTTAGCAGCTGCCAGCTGTGTCGCAGCAATACTGTCGCCAACTTTAGTAAGAGTGGCAATCTCTGTCAATTCTTGGACAGTGCCACTATTACCATTACTATCCCCTCCAAACAAGCCCCCGTTACCATTGCCGCCTAACACGGCACCCGCTACGAAACCCAATGCGCCAGCACCGATAGCACTGCCACCACCAAAACCACCTGTCCCCAACATAGGTAAAATGCTTTCCATACCATGTCCCTTTCCCTTGAAAATGTTATTAACTTCAACAGCTTCTTTTTCATGTGTCATTTCGTTCTCCTTTGATTGTGATACGATAGATTTCAACTCTTCAAATCGAGCTTGACTTCTACTCTCGTGACTTAGTAAGCTTGCACTCACTGAATTCAAGTCAACCATTTATGGCTCCTTTCCTTCAAGTACGCTACACAATTGCGGATACTACTCCTACATTCTGAAGCCCCTTTCAGGCTCCATTACAGGGAAAGCATAATATTTTGTATTACAATCCTATTTGAATACTCACTGGTACATCTACAGATACACCATCTTCAACAGTGAAAGTGGTCTTTAGGGCTTCGCCTAAAGCACTGCCATTGGCATCTACACTTTGAGCTACAGCGTCATACGTACCAGCTTCTAGGTCAAAGATAGCTTGGTAGGGTGCAGCAGGAACTACTTGCTCTTGTACACCCATAACTGTTATCCTTATACCTGCTGGCATTACGCCTGTTGGGAATTTGTTTACTGCATGTGCTACTTGTATCAGGGTTGGTTGCACGTTAATTCTCCTTACAATTACATTAAAAGGAGACACCAACTTTCAGGCTGGCATCTAGCTTGCCGTCTTCACTTCTACTTACACTACCACCAACTCTTAAATTGGCAGCTAAGTCTCTGTCAATAAACACTCCAACAGATTTTCTAGCACTATAAGACAAACCTACAAATGTCTTATTAGTGACATATGTTGTTTCCTTTATAACAGGTATATCGTACCCGTCAACAACTTTACCATCTGGCGATGAAGCTATTACACGTCTACCACCTTTGCCATCATCTACCAATGCAAAATTAACTGACACATCTGGACACTTACCATCTTTATCAGCTTTCTTGTCAGGTGCAATTGTTACGCCTGCTTTCCTTAACACTTTGCCACCCTTAGGGATTGTAATAGGGCTAGAAGGCACAGAAACATGCTCACCAGCCCCTTGCCTACGTAACATGCTACTACCATCCATGTAATGCTCTTCAGAGGTATCTGATACGTTTTCTGTGGTTGTTTTGTGGGTTGCAAGCTTAATACCTGTGTACACTCCCAATCCTGCTATTAGCGTTACAGCTAATATAATTCCTGCAATTTTAGCTTGCATAGCTGTAACGCTTAATGTCATAAATAGCTCCGTTGTTAGGCATCAGCCTTCATAATTGATTTGGCACCAACACTCACACCACCTGTAGCAATAATCATGCTCATGTGTTGCAGGTATAGTCCAAGGGTGTTAATATCCAGCGTAATATGCCCCATTGCAATCCCCGCAATAGCTGCAAAGTGATAAACGGCATTGGCCGCACCAGCTGCAATTCTAACGGGACAGGGGGTTGTATTATCTTTTTCTGTAAACATGCCAAGGAGAAATGCCTTCATTTGTAGCTCTTCCAATTTGGCATGGACACATGGGGCATCTCAATGAACTCAGACTTAGGATTACCATACCACTCTAAACCTAACTCTTCAGCAATCTTGCCACTCTTAGCCCATTCATCACTCTTACCAGCGCCATCATATTTACCGTTCAATAATACACCAATATCAAAAGCCAGTGCAGCAGGCTTACCATCCATCGTATGATTGTGTGCAGATTGTCCTGCCTTGGCTCGTGTGACAATACTGCCAGCAGCGGTACGCCCTTGTGCGTATAACGTGTTCTGTTCTTCATCGCTTCTATAAGTGCATACTAAGAATGTTGAAAGGCCAGCTGCTTGGCAACGGCCTAAAAACTGTCTACAAAGTTTCTGTAAATCAGGGTGCAAATCTTCAATCTTCCTGCTCGCCATAATCGTTCTCCGTTATTTTTATTTTTCTACGCTTCAACCCTTCAGCTAATAAAGAGGCTGGCAAAGGTTTATCAGAACAGCTAGCAAGCCATTCAATAAGCGTCCCGAGATATTCTATGTGTGCTGCTTGGCTTTCAATATCAGAACGTAGGCTAGCAATTTGTGCAGATAGTTTAGCTTCTTCCCTCACCATCTTTTGCCAGTCATTCCTTAATTGTGTATTCTCTGCTGTAAGCTCTTCATTACGCTTTTCCAGAGTATTCATATAGGTTGTTTGTTTCTGTGTAGCTGTGTCACCAGCCCTGTCACCTACCAAGCCACTTATTACTTTGCTTCCAACTCTAATTATCACTGTCAGTAGTACAGCCCCTAGGCCACTACCTACTACTATATCTGTTGTCTCCACCATTTTGTTATTTTTCTTTTAGTAGGATAGTAAAATAATTAACAGAGCTTAACACTGTTAATATAATGAGGCTAGCATCTATTGACCAACCTATACCACCATGAAATAGTGCGAGGAAGGCCAAAAAGCTCCAAGCAAACAAACTAGCGGTACTAGATGCTGTGCGAAGGAGCTTTGGAGGGTATTCTAATATTGCAGCTGGTGTGACGAATATTGCAGCACACACCAATATTTTAATTACTACTTTATCACTTACAAGGAGATTAAATAATTCATAAGCTCCATCTAATGATAGGTACACAATCCATGCACATAATATGGTAATGGACAATTGTGCAAACGCTTGGCTATCAATCCTAGCAAGAAGGGTAATACCCCTATACAGTCTATCTTTGCTCGCTTCTTTCACTCCATTTACCCCTTGTCCAAGTATTCCACCTACCTCTGAATGTATCTTCTATATACTTACTAACCCTGTCATCCCATGTAACTTTATTCATACGGATTAGTTGTATCACTAATAATGTTGTCATTGCTGTGTTATAAAAAGAGGAAGAGATGTAGGATTCATATGCTAATAATCCCCAAAGATTTACTACACTACTGGTAAGGGATATAAGTTGTAAGTCTTCTGACAGACTACTATATTGTACAGAGGCTAGCAGACATACTACAAATACATCTGCCGCCGCTGCTGAGATGTAGTACACCCAAGCATCATCAATTGCACATCCAATAGGAAAATATACAGCCTGTATAATTAATACAATCAGGATAGCAATCATTCTGCTCTTGCAGCCTCTATTCCTGTAAATAGCTAGTAGTCCTAGGATGTTAGCAAATAATATGCTCAGGCTCATTTACATTATTTCTTCTTAGGGGTTGCTACAGGCTTAGGGGCAGCTTTAGTTTTAGCTGTCGTTGCTGTCGTTGTTGGAACATCTTTCTTATCTTTACCACCGCTACCAACTGGCATTGTATTTCCTTTTCAAGTTGTGTTACTATAATGACATTTTATTAAATAATGTTAGTTTATTAACACTATTTAACAATCCATTTGTCAGGGTTATTTGACAATCCACCTATGTTGAGGTGTAAGTCGTCTAAGATTGGCAGCAATGTAAGGACTGTAGCCGTATTTTACTAATCCAGCTTCAATCAATTCATTGCACCACCATTTACTATCATCTTGCCATTCTCTATGAATACCTACACCTAACACACCGAGTGTATCATAAGGCTTACCTACTTGGCTACGACAATATTCTACTACCCTCTTATCACCCTTGTAGGTTCTAAAGCATACCTCACCATTAGTAGTGTGTTGTGCTAAGAATTCCTCTAATGGCCTCTCTATCACACCTTGAGGCCATGTAGCCTCAATGACAGTGTTAGATGAGTAGTCAACTATAGCACAATGACTCCATTCGCTCCAAGAGATTTTTCTGATAAGGTAGCTACCAATGTTCTTGCTTCTAGTGAATACTACTGTTATTGACATATCCTAGTCCTATAATGGCTGTACCATTCCTTTAATATGACGTTCATACTCTGTGGTCGGAGTGGTAATAATTGTTACAATCATAGCAGCAGTGAGGGCTGGCACTTTTGATGATACGTATGTCAAACTGTCTGCTACGTCTTGACGTTTCAAGTCAATAAACAATCTGATTTGAGTGTCTTTAACAATAGCTTGCACTGTTGTATCAGTGGAAGCTAGGATTGGTAGCTTAGCACTACCCAGCCTATCATAGAAAGTTCCTACGTCAATATGCCAATAGGTAGGGTCTAGGTTGGTGTCTGTCCATTTTATAGGTGTCGGAGCAGGCGGTATAAAGGTTAGAGGCTCGTTCATTTAATTAATCCTTACGTATGAAGACTGCATAACATTACCAGACAAGTAATTAACTAACCCATTACGAGCTTTGCCTACATAATCACAAGAAGTCGCCCAATTAAAGGAATACTGTGCTGTAGTTAACCCTGCCCCGCCACCGTTGTAGTAGGCAAAAAGATTACTCCCTGTAGAATACACACCGAATTTATTATTAATAGCGCCTGTAGCTCCTACTGTTAGTTGCCTACTTGTCCAATTAATACCATCAGTGGAGTATGCAAATAATCCCTGTGCTACAGCTGTAGCCTGAGTCGCCCCACAATCTGTTACAAATCTAAACCCGTCAAATTTTACCCAGCTTCCTCCACCCCCTGTGTAGGGCAACAGGCCGTCTGCAAGAGCATTACCGGGATTTGCAAAAGGTAATCCCCTAGTTGTCCAAGTAGTTCCGTTAATACTTGTCGCATAACTGGATTGGGAGTCAGCAAAAGCTACGAATATACCGTTACCACTAGCTAATCCACAAATATTACCTATTGCTGAAATATTCATACTAGCCCATGTACCACTACCATCAGCCGCTACAGATTGAAAGCCACCATTGCCATTGTTTTGTACAACAAGCCACCTAGTAGCCCCCAATGAAGGTAACACAGTTATATAAGGTTGACCCCCTGCAAAAGCAGAGGCTGTGGTACGGGTAAAACCGGAGGCTCCGTTGACAGTAGTAAACAGAAAGCTGCCGTTGTGCTTGGCTGCTATTACGCAGGTACTCCCATCAGACTTAATACGGGCTGTTCCCGCAGTACCTGTTGATAATGAAGCAGTAAAAGCTACACCTGTAGTCCAACCAGTAACACCTGTTGCAGACCAGCTTACAGTCACATCTGTAGCACTATTACCTACATTGATAAACCTACCAGCAGCTGCACACCATGCCACATCTGTTACAAGGTTGGCGTTACCTCCACTAACTGTATTCCATGTAACCCCATTATCGGTGGAATACATAACCAAGTTACTACCGAAAGCTGCAACAATTGTACCTGCACCATTGTCTGCAATACCTGTAATATTTACAAGCGTTGGCAAGGTAATTGCTATACCATTAACCATTGTGCGAGGATTCTTAGCAGCTTTAGGGTATGCTGCTGCTGGGAACAGTGTGCCTGTTCTAGCCCAACTTGTACCATCTTCAGGGTCTACAACTAAGCCGCCCATTTCCGTATCACCGCGCATATCGCCAATTTTACTTGTTACTGTTGTTACAACCTGCCTAGCAGGCAAGCCTATTTCTTGTACACTTGTAGGCATTTATCCTCCTATACTGGTTGTGGCAGATTTTTAATATGGCGTTCATAATCTGTTGTGTGTGTTGTAGTGATTATAGCAGCCTCTTGAATTGTCAATAACCCTTTATTAGCAATCAATGTCAATGCTTGTGCAACGTCTGCTCTTTTAAGGTCTACGTATTTTCTTACTGACACATCCATAATAATAGCTTGTACTAAAACATCAGTAGACGATAGAATTGCCAGCTTCTTACTACCAAATCTGTCAAAGAAAGTACCAATATCTAGCCACCAATATTCAGCAGGGGCATTGTCCCATGTAAGTTGATTGATAGGTGCATAGACAGGCGGAGATGTACTACCATTGGTTTTATCATATACCCAACCAATAGCAATACTAGGGTGACACTGTTGACTATCATTACAATCTAACACTGCATCATAGCCTTCCAGTGTTGCTGCAAATCCACTATCAGCTAGAATAATGTTCTCTACCACTCCATTTTTAACTAATGCGTATTTCATAATATTCCTTTAAAAATAGAATCGTAAGACAGCAAAACCATTACCACCGTTGCCACCTTTCCACCCAGAGCCAGCACCCAGACCGTCTGTACCGCCCCCACCGCCCCCACCACCGTTACCACCGTTACCACCAAAGCATGTGCCACCCGCACTACTACCAGCTGTACCATTAGCTAACAATCCTGCGCCACCACCGCCACCGTAGCCATTACTAACACCGCCTGTGGTGTTGCCGTAGCCCCATAAAGAGATGCCAGTGAGATCGCCACCGTTGCCACCATTAGAATTGCCAGCGCCAGCGCCACCGCCACCTCCACATACTGCGTGGGCAGATGCTGATTGGTAGCAGCCACTTGTACCTGCCCCAGCCAGAGGTACGGTTATACCCCTTAGTTGTTGGCCTGTGCCTGTGCCGCTTGAACCACTGCTGCTACCTGATGCGTGTAAACCTGTACCCTGTGGTGTCGGAACAGCAGAAGAGTTTGCAGTACCTAATGACGGGTTAGCAACAGCCCCAAAAGCTCCTGTGGAGTAATCCGCACCCACTGTAGACCTGACAGACGGATATTGAGCATAGGCACTGTCTATTACCCTGTTCAGGTTTGGAGGGACACTGCCAAAGTTCCCTTGATTATTAACTGACGAAGACCCTGCTGCACCTCCTGCTGCTCCGCCATAAACACCACTGTAGATGTATGGTAAATCACTAACACTGTAAGAATTATTAATGCCCGCCCCTGCCCCGCCGCCACCAACAGCTGCGAGTACGACACCGTTATTTGTAATCTTGGTAGTACCACCTCTTGTGCCATCAGCAGCAGTGCCAGCAGCAGGAGCAGTACCACCAGCCCCTATAGTGATTTGCAGCTGACCTACGCACATTGGCAGTTCCATCACATAGGCTCCACCGAATCCGCCACCACCGCCACGTACAGGGGAGTTGAGGATGCCAGCACCACCACTACCACCACCACCTACAAGCAGTGCTTCAATCTTTTTACATCCTTGGGGTACTGTAATATTCTGTGATGTTGTAATAACAGGGGTTTGTGTATAATATGTAGGGCTACTGCTACCGCTAACTTGTCTGGAAGGTAAACCCAATTCTTGAATAGGGTTTGGCATTCTTAATATCCTCTAGCTTTTGCTCTAGCTACTACAGCACCTGTACCAGAAATAGCAGCTGACATACCAGCTAATAGAACGCTATTAGCACCCATATCAATACCAATCTTATCAGCGCTACTATCATTACCGTTAGCAAGCAAAGCTACGTTAGCAATAGTGGCGGAGTTACCAGCATTAGCAGGAACGCTTGTAGCATAATCAAGAGCCACCTTAACAAGCCTGCTACCAATTGCTAAAGCAGCTGTACCAGAAAGTGTTGCAGAAGTTGTAATAGTTGTAGCTGTCACAGCCGTAACAGGGATTAGCAAACCTTCATTAGCTTCTGGTACAGCGCCTGCGCTAGCACTAAAAACTGTCAACACATCACCAACCCTGATACCAGCCGTATAAGGCGCACCAGAAGTACCAAAAGTGATAGTGGTAGCGTTAGTTACCGTGACAGAGCCAGCACCCGATATAGCTGTGGCTGTGAGGATTTGCATGCCATCATAAACTAGCAGAGTATTGGCAGAGGCATTTGTGCTACTAGCTGTAGCGTCTGTAATTCTAACACCACCCTGTAATGGTCTACTAACAGCTGGCGTTTCACCAGAGATAGCTGCCAACATTCTAGCAGGAGAAGCATCTACTAAGATTTTAAGATTGGTGCCAGAAGCTGTTACGAATGATGCAATGCATGTATCGTTTACATTGCCATTTACTAAAACATCAAAAGCCATTATTATTTTCCTTTAAATTAAATGCTAGCGAAAGCAATGTTAGCTTTTCTTTTAGCTCTTGTAATATCATTAGTGTTTAAAGAGCCTACAATAGCTCCACTGTCATTAATTGTAATAAAAGATTGATTAGCAGCAGTACCTTTATTCAATGCAGTGATGGCAATACTGCTGGGAGTACCACCACCTGAAAGGATAGCCTGAGCTGTAGTGAGATTAACAGCATCAGAAGGGTTGACAGCATTACCAAGCCCTGTTATCTTATATCCGTTTGCTGCCACATCAGCTGTTAAGCCTGCTGTAGATGATATTGCTTGGTTGAGTTGTGTTTGCATTGTTGCAAGCCTTGTAGCAATTTCAGCACTACCACCACGCGCTGCTACAATCTCACCAAGCAAACTAGCAATATCTGTTACAAATCTGTTAATTTTTTCAACGTAGTCATTAGCTCCATTGGCAATAACTACGGAAGTTTGCGATGCTGCTGCCATATTACGCTTCCTCTATATTTAATTTAATACTGCCTGCTTGAATGTAGCTAGGTCTGCCCATAGCTGAAAGAGTTGTAATCTTACCTAGCATTGCATGGTCACGTTCCAAAGCACCACCTTGTGTTGCGAATACAGATACAAAGAAGTCTTTTCGCAAACCACCTTTACGTTGAAATTCTGCAAACTTAGCACGCTCACCTTCATTTAAATAGTCAAGGGAGAATGAAAGTTGTCTAAAGCTACCAGCTGCTGCAACGTCTGTTCTTAATGTACCGCCACCTGTACGAGTTTGTTTGCTATCTTCTTGCCAACCAAACTCAATAGCACCGTAGTCAATATTCTCTAGTGGCTCTAAGTAGTTGCCAATAATGAGTCTACCAGCATCCCAATAACCTACAGTGTTGGAAGGGTCTTGAATGATGATTTGAAAACTTAGTGCAACAACACCACTATTCATCCATAATTGACTAAAAGCTTTACCCCAACCTGTAAATACTGAAGCTCCCCATACGTCAACACCGTAGATAAGTTCTCCAAAGGATTTGCCAGAATAGGCAGGCTGCGCTCCACTATCAAATAAAAGTGTGCCAGTTTGATTCAATCCATCGTAAAACTTGATTTGCCATGTGGCAGAAGATGTTAATGTATGACTATACAATACAACACTACTTACCAAAGCTGCTAATGTGAAATTACCATTAATTGTTTGGCTGGCAATGCTTGTGGTGCGCATGAATCTACCACGAGAAGGGTCTTGAAGATTGGTGACAGGCATAGCAGCTACTACCCCAGCACTAGCGCTAAGTGTAGCATCATCTGCGTAGTTGTCAATAATAAACCTTACATTTGGATTTGCCATACTATAACCACACCTCTAAGTCTACTCTACTACTTGTTGGAGATTCTGAAACACCTATAACAATACCATTTACACCGTTATTCAATCCATAGCGAGGGTATGTTATATTTATCTCTTGCCCTAGTTCTATTCTTTGTGGGGCTGTGAAAGCTTTCACTTGTAACACTTTCCTAGGCACACTAAATAATGCTGCACGTCTATTACACTCTGTTTGTGCTTCTGATTGTATCGCCAAATTGCCACCAACTAGCTCTGGTTCTGCTGCTAAAGGCCATCCAGTGACAGTGTTAGTTGCTGTGACAGCTCTGTATTCATTCAAATAATCAGCCCTAACAGTCTCTGTTACAGCTCCTGCTACACCGTCTGATAAAATGGTGTAATACTGTTTATATCCCATTCTATAAGTTTTAATAGGAGGGCTAACAGTTTTAACTGTAACACCATATTGTTCAATGTCATCAGCTATCAAATATAGTGTAGGACTGCCAGCTGGTGTAGATAATCTACCCATTTGAAACTTACCATCTCTACCAAAACCATAATAACCTTGAACACTAGCAACCAATTCATCTAAGGCTGGCAATAAATTAGTACGATCTTTAATAAACAATCCCACTGTTTGAGGGCATAGCGTATTCATTGCAGCCAAACTGGTAGAACTAATATCAGAGCCTGACAATCCTGCTCTTGTAATCAAATCCAAAGCAATGTCAGCAACTTTGGTAATATAGGTGCCAGAAGGTTTTGCACCAGTACAGTCAGCTGTAATGTGTCCAGCTGGGTTAGCTGGTAATGTAAAACATCCATTTGCTAAGTCAGCTGTAAATGGAATGGTGTAACCATTTTCATACACTGTGGTAATGCCATTAATAGCTCCATCGTGTATTTGATATTTGTGTGTAGCACTGTCAATTAGTATAGGCTCCACTTGGTAACATTGCCCATAGCACAAAGGCTTTGGCAATCCTACAGCACTACCTGTCGTATAAAGATTAGAGTTGACAGGTTTATTGAGAAGGTCTTGCTTATCTCTCATTTTAACAATTAAGCTAGCATTATCTCTAGCCTGAATATCGGCTGTAATGCCTGAGAGGATGAGTCTAAAATCACTCTTAGCCCAGCTAACATCACCTAAATAGATGTTAATAGGATAACCAGCCCAACTATCATTGAGCCAGCTATCTCTTGCACCACTGCTATTGTCTATTACAACATCGCCAAAGGCAGGCTTACTAGCCCCGCCAAAGGCTTCAGACATACTGTTAGAGAAACGTGGAATCTCTAACAGCAAATCGTCGTATGGTTGATTGGCTGGTGTATCAGATGGAAAAGAAGCATAAGCAGAATTTGACAAATATCTTGTAGTGATAGAGCTACCACTGTATACTTGCACTTCCACTAATACCACTCGTCTAACACCATCCTTTTGTAACCATGCTAGATATTGACTGTCAGAGATTGCCATATTTTTCCTTTTAACGTAATGTTATATTGCTTGTTGCACTTGCTGAAGCTTCTGCTATGTACATTGGTAAATCTTCAGTGATTTCATGCTGTCTCCACAGAGCTTGTAATTGAGCCTCTTGTAGTTGAGCAATCTTATCCAGAGCTGCTTGATGTTCTGCTGCAACCTTGGCTGCTGCATCTGCTGCTGCTTTTCTTTCTTCAAGAATAATAGCTGCAATATCTTCTGGAAGAGTTGAAAGGTCAGTAGTCATAGCACCCAAACTTGTAGCCATAGATGCAATGTTTTCATCTATTGTTGGAAGTGCAGCACCTAAGTCTCCATCAACTGCTGTCATCTGATCTATTAAGGCTTGCGCACTAGCTTTATCCTCTTCAGCCCATTTAGCTTGTATATCAGCCCATTGCTTATCAAAACCAGCGCTATCAAATGTAGCCTGTGCAATTTGCTGGGAATACTGTGCTGTAAGTGCTGCTGGGTCTTGAGCCTTGCCACCAAACTGCTCCATCAAACCTTGTACTCTATCAAACTCTTTACCGTATTCCGCTGATGCTCTAGGGAACTTAGTAAGGAATTCTGTCAAGTATTCATTACCAGCTTGACCAAGCTTACTCAAAGCATCCTGATCTCCGCCGCCTGCTCTTCTAGCCAAACTGTCAAATGTTTCTTTAGCAATATCAACACGTTGGCTAATAGTGCGTGGAGACAAATCTGACAATAGGAGCTGTTCAGCTGCTTCTTTCAATCCAATATAAATTGAGTTGAGAGCTTCAGCACCTTGTTGAGCATTTTGCAAGTAGGCTGTCTGAGCTTCAGCTGCTGCTTGTGCATTAGCTCTATTAGCTTCAAAAGCTTGTTGCTGTTGATTACGAAGCTCTTGTGTATGTGCCATTTGAGCCTCAAATTGGGCTTGCAAGGCACCTACAAGCTTACCAGCTGCACCAGCCTTATCAGACACACTAGCAGCCTTGAAAGCAGCCCTAGCAGACGCTGTTCTGCCACTAAGCATACTAACATAATCACCACTACCATATCCTGCCACACCATACTTACCACCGACACTAAACTTGGCATCTGTAATGGCGCTGCGCTGGTCTGTGATAGCACTCTTAGCAGACATAAGATTTTGAATACTACTTACCAATGCTGCCGAAGCTTTTTCAGCAGATGCGATGAGTATATCAAACTCAGGTGACAGGTCTTGCATTGCCTTAATCCATGCCCTACCTTGCTCTGTAGTAGCATCAGTAGCTGCCATTTGTTGTGTGATAATGTCTTTAATAGCACCACTACCACCAGCAATAGCCTTATCAACTATAGCAGTAATGTCAGGATTGTTACTAGATGCGATAATCTTAGCCCGAGCTTCAGCAGCAGTTTCAGGCATATACTTATCATGGAAAGACTGTTGAGCATCTTGCGAAGCTTTAATAGCAGCCGCAGCATCGTCAGCACCCTTGATAATTGCATCAAACTCAGGTGTTAAGTCTTGCAATGCCTTGATTAACGCTCTACCAGCCTCAGTTGCAGGGTCAGCTGTCTTAGCCCAATCTACCAAATATTGCTTAATACCGCTACTACCTCTGCCAATAACTTCATCTACTATAGCAGGATTAGCCCCTTTTGCAACTAAACTATCTCTAGCTTGCTTACCTGTCATACTAGCAGAATACTTATTGATAAAGCTATTCATACTATCTGTAGCGCTCTTCTTAGCTTCAGCTTCTTTTACAAGGGCTGCTGCATAATCATCACTAGCTTTTAGTAGAATATCAATCTCTGGTGACAAAGCACTTAAACTATCTAATAAGGCTTTACCAGAAGCTGTGGTAGGGTCTGCACCAGCAATAATACCAATCAAGGCAGCCTTCAAGTCTTTAGAGGACATTGACAACAATGTTGTCTGGTCTACCAAGCCTGAGAACGTGCCTTTCAGTTTAGCATAAGCCTCATCAACAGTCTCAGCTGCTGAATATTGCTTAATCATATCCTTCTGAGCTTGTACGTAATTACTAATAGCAGTTGTAGCAGCTTCAGTTTGTGGAACTAGCTCAGCAAACTTATCACTTAGCAGGATGAGTTGTGCATATTGCTTTCTACCAGCCTCTGTTGCCAGCCCACCACCGTTAACTAAATTTTCTATCATTTTACGATATGCTTCTCTAGTTGTTGGGAGTGTACCCATATTCATCTCAGTGAATGATTTTTGCAAAGCATCTAAACCCATTTTAGTTTGTTCTGCTGCCGTGTAGAAATTCTTGTTATAGCTACTAATACCTTTAACAAGATTGTCCAAACCGCCTGCAAAATCAATAAGCTGTTCACGAGCCTTTAAGCTTGCAATGCCTGTAACACCGAAAGCTTTTTCAGAAGTAGTACCCATTGCATCAAGAATTGCATTAGTGGTAGTAAATTCATTCGAGATTCGGATAAGGGTTTCAAAACTACCCTCACCAACCTTTTGGAATTCGCTTAGAGCGTTTTTACCATCAGCACCTGTTGCTACGAAAGCTGCCATTTCATCGCCCATCTTACCAAACACAGCGTTCAATTCTTTTTGAATTTCATCTGCTGATAAGCCCATCAAACTAATGTGACCAATATCTACAACGAATTTAGAAAGTTTCTCTTTCATCACATCTGCCGACACACCAAAATTCATACCAGCTTTTGTAATGCTATCTGCCATACCTAAAACAATGTTAGAGAATTGGCTTTGCATGTCGCTAGACAAAGCTGTCAAATGGTCTACATAACCAGTTGTTTTCATTTGTCCTAGCCAGTTTTTACTCTTCAACTCTTCTGTAGCATACTGTTGTGCATTAATACCACCACCGCCCATAATAGAGCCAAGACTTGTAGCACTGCCTGTCAAGCCACTATCAGTGAGGTATTTGTAGCCAGCACTTGCACCGAAGCTGCCTGTGACACCTTGCCTAGCACCAACAGCTGCCAGATTGTTAATACCAGCTTCAATTGCTCTCAAAGATTGCAACATGCCTGCATCATAAGCCAAGCCACTATCAGAGGCTTTCACCATTATCTCTAAGCTTTTGGCAATGGATTCTGATTTAGCAGAAGCATCACCAAATACTGTACCAGTGCCTTGATTTTTTTGACGATAGGCTGCTGTTTGAGTTTCATCTTGACCACTACCACTGCCACCTGAAAAAGCTCCAATAACACCAATACCAAGCGCTGCAAAGGCTGCGGCTGTCACTGCTGCAATTGATAGGTTGAAAGGTGGCGGGGCAGATGCCAAAGCCTTAGAAACACCTGTTACAGCATTACTGAATTGCTCTTTAACATTCATTGCCATACGCATCAACATACTACTCTCGTTAGCACCGTCCACAGCTTTCAGAGAAGACATCTTAACAACAGCTTCTTGAACAGCCATAGCCATATTAGCAATACGGATACCTTTTTCAACAGCACCCATCACTTTCCAACCAGTGCTGCCTTCTTTAAAGAACCCTTGAGCAGACTTAGCCATAGAAGCATAAGATTTCAATTGGCCTTGTGTAGACTTATCTTGATACTCTTTCTCAAGTCTAGCTTGATCTTTAGGATGTGCTGCCACTTCCTTATCAAACTTATCTTTCAATTGAGCTTGTTCAGTAAGCATACTACCATAAGACGATACGAAATCACCTAAAGCTTTACCAGCTGTACCAAAACCTTGGGACAAACTGCTACCAATTGTATCTCCTAGTTCTTTCCAAGCATTCATGGCTTGTTGGTGTACAGACTCATTATATTTCAAATCATCCAATTTTTGTTGCCAAGGTAGGAGAGCTTTCAGTGTGTCAATACGCTCTTCCATTTTCTTGATAGCATTTTCATCCAAACCAAGCTTCTTAGCTTCTGCTAGCGAGGCTTCCTCTAATTGGATTGTATTAGCTCTTACAGCATCACTACCTTTACCATACATTTCAACTTCTGCCTGAACAGCAGCTACAGCCTTATATCTAGCAAAAGTGGCCTCTGTAATAGAGGCTGCCAATTTATCATTAGCTCTTCTATTAGCCTCTGTGTTAGCTTTCTCTATAGATAAATCACTACCTTCTTTAGCGGGCACCAACTTCTCTTGAACCAGTGAAATTTGACCTTTAATAACTTTCTTAGCTTTTTCAGAAACGCCTTGTCTATTTAATATGGCAAGGGATTTATTATAAGAATCAAGTTCTAGGTTTAGTTTGTTATATGCCTCTGTTTCAGATGTGATAGTTTTAACATTACCGCCAGAGTTTAGTACAGCTATCTGCTCTTTAAGAGTAATATTATGGGCTATTAAGTCAGCAACTGCTTTTCCATGTGTTTTTAAAGATTCTGCATAAGCTGTCTCTTCAGCAGTGGCTTTAGCGATTTCACCTTTATTTATATGGGCAAGCATCTCTTTATGCACAGCAAGAGCCTTCTTCTGTAGCTCCAAATTATCTCCAGCGTCTTTCAGGCTTTGTGCATAAGCCTCATTTTCCTCTTTTATTGCTTTTAGTCTTATATTAGATGGAGCTTTGTCTAAATACTTTTGAACCTCTGCTGCTTTAGTACCATGTTCAGCAAACCTTTTCATTTCTGCATTGGCAGCTGCTGAAGCATGTTCTACACCATATAAATTAGCTTCATTCACTTGGAGAGCTTTGGCAGCTATATCCAAAGCAGCTTTGTATTCTTTAATCCTATCACTTTTATAAATTTCTTCATTAGTGTTAAGCATTAACCGTTGTTTGATAATCTCCAAACCAATACGCTCTTTAATATCTTGAATGGCAACTTTATTTTTTTCAATCTCTTCAGCTGCTGATCTTTTTGCACCGTCAGCTAATTCGCCATACTGCTGTTTTAACTTATTCAGTGTAGCTAATTTTTCAGCTTGTTCGACATAGTTATCTGCTAGCTTTTTACCGGCCTTCTCCAATTCTGTTTCTTTTACTGCCAGATATACAAATGCAGCACCCAAAGCTGTAGCAACTGCGACAAGGGCTAACATGGGAGGATTCAATGCAAGAACACTGGTAACTAGCGTACCCATAGCCCCATAAGCTGCTGCAAAGGCTGTAGTAAGCGCGCCCGTAGCTACTGCATAGGCACCTAAAACAACTACACCAGCTGTTAATGCTGCGCCTACTACATTCAAGTTATCTGCTAGCATTAGGAAAACTTTTGCCAAGGCTACGGTAGCCTCTCTAACAAAGTCACTCTCACCAACATTCTTAGCATAAGAATTCTTCAATCTTTGGAAAGCATTTTCAGCTGTAACAGGCATAGTCTTAAAAGACTCTTCCCAAACTGGCACTTGCACGAGCAGTGCATTTGTTACCAAGTCCATTGTTAGCTTACCATCGGCACCCATCTTTTTAAGCTCGCCACGAGTTTTGCCAAGCTGCTTTTCAAGAGCTACAAGAATTAGTGGTGCAGCCTCAGATACAGCATTAAACTCCTGACCGTTCAACACACCACTATTCATGGATTGTGAGAATTGTAGCATAGCACTAGAAGCTTCTTGAGATGTAGCACCAGAAAGTTTCAGTGCCAAGCCCATAGCTTCTGTCACTTTTAAAGTATCAGCAGTGCTTCTACCCATCTTCTCCATAGCAGGAGCCATGCGAGTATATAACTGCACAGTCTCTGCTAAAGGGATTGCCAGTTTTTGTGACAAATCATAAAGGTCTTGTTGGGCAGCTTTAGCTTTCTCCATGCTACCTGTAGCAATAGTAAGACGAGCTTGCATATTCTGCCAAGCATCAGACAATGCTACAGTTTCTTTTACAAGAGCAACACCCATATAAGCAACAGCTGCTGCCAACATACGTTCATAGACGCCTGCCAAGAGTTTACCAGCCCCACTAGCATTATTTACACTGTTCTTCTGTTCATCAAACTTTTTATTCATAGCTTCAGCTTGGGATTGCAATCTACCCATTCTTTGAATCTGTGCGTCCATAGCAGATGTACGCTTTGCATCCATTGCTATAGCTTGGTCGTAAGCTTTTACTAATTCCTTCTCTGTAACTACAGCTGCCCTTTTAGCATCCAGTGTTCTACCAATAGCAGCAGCCATTGCAACCTCATCTGAAGAAGCTTTGGCAACAATGGCTTTATACTTGTTAATCTCTTCTGTAGACTTATTAAAAAGGTCAGCTTGTTGTTGAAATTTAGCAATAAGCTTTTCAACAGACGTAGTGGCATTAGACGACTTTTTAACTAAGTCATCGTAAGACCCCATGCCCTCAACTACTACCTGAGCTTTAATCGTTGTAACATTATCTGCCATGTTTATTACGCCCTCAATTATTATTTTGCTTTAAATACCTCGAAGGCGGCTAATAAATCATCCTCAACCTTCTTACGTTTTTCACCTGTCATTTGATACTTAGATACAGTAGCTTTATAAGGTGGTTGTGCATTATCTTTTTTATTATATTCGTTTGCGAAAGCCTGAGACAGCTCCCGAATCAATAATAGCTCCCAAGAAGAAAGGGCAAGGCCAGATAAATCGTACCAACTTTTTAGGTTAGTCCAACTCACTGCCCCTGCCCCAAAGCCCGTTGATTCGCAATGACCAACTTCATTGAATAGCTCAATAATGTATTCTCCACCGTCTAAGGGTGGCATTTCAGGTTCTTTGCCTGAATTCTTAATTTTTGTATAGTTTGTTTCTTTACTAGATTTACCTTTGCCATCTTCAGGACAGGCAGACAACCAAGCCATCTGCCTAACATATAAGATTAGCTGTTCGCGGCAGCTTTCAAGAAATTTGACTGTTCCCCAATGAAACTATCCACTTGATCTCGTACGAAACTTAGGCCACTATCCTCTAGGACAGCTCGGAAGCCAGCTTCATTAATAGCTTGACCATCGTAGTCAAAATTGCTAGCCTCTTTGAAACATGCCACCAAAAGTTCAGTGGATTCTTCACGCATAATTTCAGCAGAGGCTTGTTTCTTACCACGCTTCAAAGCACGATTTTGCATAGCGTTGATAGCATTACGATATTGCGAAGAGCTGCTACCAAACAGGGTGATAGTTACTGGCAATTTCTTTTCATCATCTGCGTAAAGAAGTTCGTCGGTTGCAGGGCTACGTAAATGAAGTACAGCGCTGTCATCAGTTTTCAGGCTAGCGATGTTAAATGATTTGGACATTGATAGAGTTCCTTTTCTCGTTTTGTTATTTGGCAAATGCCGTTGTATTTTCTAAGACCACTTGTTAAAATAGTCTTAGAAAATGAGAGAGCTTGAAAAGCCCTCCCAAATGTGTTACGCTTCTACAATGTCGCTGTCGAGTTCAAGCGATACTGTCATACCAAGGATATTGTCAACACTACCGATTTTCAGAACGGCTGACATGGTTTGAGCGGTGAAGTAACGAATAGCACCAGATTGCAGAACAATCTTAAAGCAATACGATGTATCAACACCAGCTGCTGTTTTCAGAAGAGTTTGACCAGCATCTGCACTGTCGAATGCCAAGTCAAGCGACAAACTACCATTATCGTAGGAGCCTTTCAGCTTCTTTGTATAACGTGTACCAATTGGTTTGTGTTCGATTTTATTGTAGTTCTTACCAAAGTCACCGATCTGTGTAACTTCACCGCAGATTTGGTAGGTTTTAGCACCGAAACCTGAAGCATCGTAGGTAGCAGGGGTGCCTGCAACTGTAGCAATGGCAAAGGTTACGCCTGCTGCTGATTGAATAGCCATATTATTATTCCTTTATTCTTTTAATTAGTTGAACAGACGTGCTTTAATACCAGTACCACCAGTAAGGGTACAAACGCCCGTACCAGTAAGGTATGCACTAATCTTGTCCAAGTTTACAATCTTGACCTGACCAGCGGCTACAGAGATTGTCAAACCAGCTGTCAGGGAGACAGTGGTAGATGTGTTAGGTACTGGATAAGCAGCAGAGGGAGCTGTACCAACGATTACGACAGGCAGGGCGCCAGCTGTACCATTATCTAGTTCCAGTAGTTGATTAGTGTTAGCAACATAAGTAAGAGTGTCAGATGCTGTCATTGTAGTTACAGTCATAACTACAGGAGCGCTAGCACCTGATACCGTTGTTTGGGCAATAACCGCCATATTATTATTCCTTTATTATTAGTTTTCTACCCTGTAATATATTTGTACAGGTACGCATCGCCAAGCATCAACAACTAATGCTGGCGCAATGTAAGGTGGCCTTTCAACACTGACAGTACCAATCTTGGGTACTACAGGGAAAGCTGCTGCTAAAGAATTAGCAAGTGTTTCAGTTTCTAATGCACCAAGCCCATCCAATCCCCAAATATTAACTTGGAAATATCCTTTAGCCCTAGTACGAATTGCTGTTACATTAGGATTTTCTACCAAAGCTACAACTAGAAATGATTGAGCATATGGCGTATTAGTTGGCTTGGTAAATGGTACACCCTCGAAAGCTACAGGAATATTATTTGCCAATGCCCATGTATTTAGTCTTGATTCAAATTCTGATCTTACGCTCATTTTTGGCTTCCTAGTCTGACTAGGGCTTTACTAACCATGCCATAAGCAGGTGTTCCAGCCCATCCTAACATTTCAGCCCTGTAAGCATAGGGGGTGGCATTGGTTAAACTAAAATAGTCTCCGTCGCCTTTAATATCTTTCCAGCTAATACTGGCCTTCATTTTGGCAATAGCAGCACCCTTTGCACCAGCCTCATTTACTTTTGCAAATTGATTTGTTGTAATCTGATTTATAGATACATCAAAAGCATTTGTAGCAGCATTCCAGTTAGCTACTAAGTCACCCTTTTGTACAGGACTACCTTGTATCACATCTTCAAAGAAGTTTTGAGCTATTGTCTCAACTTGTTTTTTAACATCTTCCTTGGATTTTTCTATGGAAGCTAGGAGAGCTTTTTTAATTTCATCTGCCATGCGTTTCCTCTATAAAAGCGATTATAGGGTACAAACCTTATTTGTCAACATTTAGCGTTGTTTGCAGACGAGTGTAATTGTTCTGCTATCTTTTTTAGCATTGACAGATGTTGTTATGTAATTAGTGATTTTATACACCTTACCATCTACACCACCTGTAGCATACACACTACAAACTCCTGCTGAGTTTTGCTGTAGTGTTAGGACAATATCTATGCTATCACTAGCCCAATTACTAACTACAACTGTCTCACCACTATCTAGCCAAGCATTCCAATCAAAGCTGTAATTCAAACTGGCAAGAGGGGAGTGTAAAGTTTCATACCCACCTTCACTTGTTTTAATCATACTCCACCCACTCTTCCTGTATTTGACAAAACTATGCTCCTATCCTCTAAGTAAATTACACCTGTCCTAGTTTCCTTCAGCACAGCTACTTTTCTATTTTCTGTGTTAATTACGCCAACCCTATTATCTTTGCCAATCTTTATTATATAATCTTTATCAGGCTGATATAACCCAACATCCACATGAACAAAGGAGGACAAGACATCACCCACTTCGTAAATAGCAGCATTAGTAGCAACCTTTATGGTAGCATTAGCTATAACATCATCACTAGCCTCTGTAATATTGGCAGAAACATTTATAGTGTTGCTAACCACAGTTATAGTGCTTGACATCACATCGCCAGCTTCTGACAGGATGGTATTTGCTGCTACAACTATACTGGCTGTACTGATAGCACCGTCATTGGCCTGAGTAATATTGGCATTAACTACAACAGGTAGTAAAACACTAGAAGAAACACTGTCGCCACTCTCTGTAATATTCGCAGTGGTTACGACAGGGTGTGTTACATCTGATGTAAGTGTGTCACCACTCTCTGTAATATCGGCAGAGACATTGACACCACCCCCTGCACTAGCCCTAGAAAGTAATAAGAGAAGTGACATAATCTTCTCCCCTTATTAGTTGATATAGTTCACATACATATTAGTTAATGTGAAGCTAGGAGTAGTACCACCAATTGTATAAACAATTCTCCAAGTGCGCGGCAACGGGGCATTGATTGCAATTGTTTGTGCAGCACCTGTAGTAAGATTGGCAGGAGTTGCACCAGCTGTAGAAGTATTGTTAGGGTAAACAATAAATGTTACATTTTGTGTACCTGTTGTAACAGCAGTAGAAGCAGCACCTAAGTTAATCCAGTTTGTACCACCATCATATGACCATTGTAGTTGCATCGTCATTGTAGGCGTAGTACCAGATACAGCACCAATTGCTGCTGTGATATAAGCACCAGCGGCATTGAAGTTGGTTTGTGTTGCACCATTGAATGTGACTATTTTAGCACCAGTATCACCACCTGTGATGTTGGCATTGTTTCTAGCCCTATCCCAAGTAGCCCCGTTGTAGATCATGCTATCAGCGCCGATTTGGGTGATAGTGGGGTTAGCAAGTGCATCAGCACTTGCAGCGGCTGCGGGGTATCCTGTTACCCCTACAGTGCCATTGACAGGCTGTGTAGTTACAATAGGTGGCAAAGCAGCCTGAGATGCCTGTACAACGATTGTTGTAGTACCTGCTGTAGTTGCTGTAGTGAGTTGCAATCTAAAGTATCTTGCAATAACATTAGTAGCTCTTAAAACAGCCGCATTAAAGGTAGTAGAGCTTGCACCAGATTCTGACAACAATGTTGCAGTAATCCAAGTAGCCCCGTCATTACTCCATTGTGGAGTTACAACACCTGTAGTACCCATACTGGTACACTGGATTGATAATGATTTGTAGTTGGCGCAATCAATTGTTAACAGTGTTGTGTTAATCGCAATAACACCAGCCACACTATAGTTAGAGGCTACTAGCGTTGGATTCTGGCTACTAGGTACTGGCTCAGTTGCAACAGCACTAGGCTTTAATACATAAGATGCTGTACCACTTGTATGGGCTGTAGCTCTCACTCTAAAGAAAGTATAATTGGCTACATTTAATTCCCAACCATAACTAGGTGTGGCAGCCAATATACCAGTGGTTGTTTCAATTACATTGCTATCTGTTCTAACAACTTGTACTGTTTTCCAATTACCATCTGTACCATTTGTGCTGTCATTACTAACTTCAAAAATACTGTTGTGGCCTACTATGGATGTACCAATCAGTGTAATCGACAAAGCGCCTAGACGATTAGTATTAACAAATACAGTGTTAGATACAGCTGTAATGTTACCAGCGGTTGCCACAATATCACCAGCTTGGATAGCAACTTTAAGTCTGCCTGCTTGGTCCATTTTAAGGCCAGTATATTGACCATCAGCAGTTGTTTCAGCTGTATCACTATCACGTCTTTGTGCTAATATAACTTGACCAAAATCTGTAATATTGGCAGTTGTATTCTTTTGTTTAAATGCAGCTTGTAGGGCTGTATCAATAACAGGTAGTGGGAATGTGGTTGATACATCTCTAGCATCACCATCATCACCATACATAACTTTTGTACGAGGGACTTTCACACCAGCGGAGCCACTACCATTCAGGGTGGCTACATCGTCTGTTGCAATATTATCTGTACCTTGTTGTAGTGAATTATCTGCCATTACAGGTTACCAGAATTCAGTGTAAATGTATTAACTGTAACGGTTTGAGCCGTAGCAATCGAACTATTGTCTAGGATTGCGTCTGTACCAGACATACCAGCCGTACCTTGGGTATGACAAGTAGTACCAGCACTATCTACAATTCTGAAATAACCTGCTGTGCCTGTAGCAGCCCCTGTACCAGTCCATGTACCTAGCTTTGTTTTACTGGCTGCACTGGCTGCATTCATCCAATCAGAAGGTAGTATAAGCTCGGCTAGCAATGTACCTGTAGCAGCTGCTGCACAATTGGCAGGAACTGTGCCAGAATAGATTCTAAACTTGGCAGATACACCTGTAGTAGATTCAACAGCATCAAGTCTTGCATTATTTACTGCGACACTATATTGCAAAGCCATTTTATTTCCTTATATAACATTCCCACAAACTGCTATCAGCTGTGGAAGGGTTTGTATTCTTGAATGTGACAATTTTAAACTCATCACCATTTATTCTGACCCTATCCCTATTAGCTTGTAGCTCATCTAATACAACATCAGTATACAGAGAAGATTTTACAGGTGGTTGAACATATAATATTTTATCACCAAACAGAATACCACTATCTGACATATCACCATTGAAGGGTAGGGTACGTTCCATCAAGATAGCTTTAACTTTAACAATAATTGTAGGTTTGGTGTATTGAGATGTAGCAGGATTATATGTTGCTACACCTTCTGTAACTATGTCAGCCTCAAATCCATAAAGCTTCATAAACTTAGCTACCACTATGTCCCATTTACTGTTATTTGTAATCATACTGTCTGGCTCGTAACAGTTGTGGCAGTTGGATTAATGCCAGCGTAAGAGAGCATGTCATCATCTACTGGCAACTCAATATTATTCTTAGGAAAGGCTGTCAAGAAATTACCAATATCACCATCCAAAGGTGTAGCACCAGTGTAAGGTATTGGACAAGCACTATCATAATGAGGATTGGTGATAGTTAAATGAATGAATTGTAAATACTGGTCAAACTGTTGATTGTCATAGCTTACCATTTGTGCTAATTGGGCTTTAGTAGACCGTGTTAATTGACCTAGAATGTAACCTGCCATTGCTTTGGTAGCTTTGTTAATGTTATTATTGCAGTCAGTTAGAACAGATGTATAGACACTATCAGGAAACCATTGTAAATCAAGGTAGTCACCAACTCGTAGTCTTACTTTGTGTTCATTTTTTGTTAAATCTAGTTGCATGACGTTTCCTTGCTAGTGTTAAATACTTCTAATTATTTGGGACTCCCCTAAGAGAATCCCAAAGATTAAAAGACTTTTATGTCAATTAGTTAGAACTGAAACCACGGATAATACAGGCAGGACGCATACAAGCTGAAATATGGTTCGATTCTGTTTCAATCTCAATCTTAGTACCATTGAGTGAAGCAGTTTCAAACATATACATACGTTCGCCAAGGGTATTAACCAAGCCGAAGCGACCAGCTGGTGCAAAGTACGTTCGGAAAGCATCTGTACCAGTTGGGATAAACACAGCATCGCCAACAGGGATCAATGGGCTACCAGCATATTGGTCACGCATTTCAACGAAACGCACGCCACCGAAGAAGAATTCGCGGTGCATTGCAGAAGCGCTACCATTAGGTGCCAAACGACTACGCAATGGGTCTTGTGTCGAAGCGTAGTATTGATAGGCTGTAGTGATAGTTGCGTGTGAAATCAATTTTGCAAAGAAAGTTGGAGAGCATAGAGCTACAACACCCGTAATAACACCACCGTTACCAGTGTTATCTTGAATAGCTGCAATAGCCGATTCAATTTTACCAAGAACGTTAGTACCAGCAGTACCCAGCACAAAGTCAACAGTAGTTTGCGAAACACCAAACTCTGTAAACCAGTTTTGTGACACTGTTCCGTTAGGTGCATATACAGTACCTGCTGTCAATACTTGAGCGCGGGCAGCTTCCAGAGTCCAAGCGTGTTGACGGGCAATACGCTGCATCTTACGAGCGCGAACTTCTGCAAGTTTTTCTTCTTCCGAAGCTTTACCATAGGCGCGACTGCCTTCCAAGTCTTTAGGCAGAATTGCGTCTTCCAGCGGGAAGTGAGGCACAGCAAAGGTGTGAACCTTGCGTGTGTAGTCCTTACCAACAGAGCTTCTATCACCACGTACACGGTCAACCAGTAAGCTACCATCTTGGATGATTTCTTCAAAGGTGACATTATCAGCAGCTACAGGTTCTTCTTGGAACAGGCCGAGCTGACCAATAGTACCCCATTCATTAGGTACTACATTGAGTTCTTCTGACCAATCAGAAATTTGGAACCCGTTTGAAAACGAACGAATAATCATTATTTATTTCCTTTATTATTATTTGGTAGAGTAGGTAGAAAAATCTACCAAATTACTTAGTAGTTTCCGTGATAATTCCCAAAGCTTTCAAAGAAGCTTCAGCGAAATCTTTTTGAACTTGTGTACCAAAGCTGGCATCCAAGAACAAAGCGCCACGCGATACAACAGCTTTGCCGCGAGCCAACACCAGAACTTTAGTATCTGTAGTAGCAGGAATAGACATATCGTCAGGTCTACCAAAAGAGTTACCAACCACAATACCAGCTGGAACTTGGCTACCGTCAACAGCAGCTTGCTTTGAAACAATGTACTTACCGGATGCAGTGATTTTACCAAGCACTGTACCAACCTTGTAAGTTGTGAGAGCAGCTTCATTAACTGTAACCAGTTCAACGAAGAGCGACATATCATCTGCATCCAGTTGCTTTACCAGATTCGACAGACGTTGGGTATCGGTTGCAATAACAGCCATTTTATTTTCCTTTTCTTTTTATTTAATATAAGCTAATAGCAATGGCTATTATTTACTGTACTTTGCTTTCAAGAGCTTCATTTCAAGAGATTCTTGAACTTTGCTCTTATCAGCGGATTCTTCACTAGCACCAATTTCTTGAAACATTGGGGAAGCTTCTTCTTTAGCCATAGCAATTGTTGTAACATTTACAACAACTTCAAAGCTCTTATCATCCAAGCCTGCCAAACCTTCCAACATGCTAGCAGCCTTATCATCGCCTACAACAGCTGACAGTGCAGCTTTACGTGCAGCCAACTTATCAGCTAACTCTTTAGCGGCCTTTGCTCCAGCTTGCTCTTTGAATTCTGCAAGTTGTTCCAATGCTTGTGCCAAACTAGCAGCCTGTGTAGCCATTTCAGCCTCAAACGTAGCCAACTTAGCAACAGCCTCTACTACTTCATTACTTTTTAGTGCCAGCGCTGTATTAGCTGCTTCAAGAGCAGTTGCCAGTTCTGTCACTTCCTTCATATCTACCTGTGGCTTATCGCCAGCAAGTTTCTTTTTCAATGCTTCAAGCATTATTCATTGCTCCTTGTTATTATTCTTCGCGGCAATGAATGCTGCGAATTCATTCTTAGTTAATACTCCATTAACTAAACCGTTAGCAACACTATCTTCAGCATTGAAGCATTTAGCTTGAAATCCTTTAATAGTGTCAACTGTTAATCCTGTATACTTACTAACAAATGCTGTAAACTCTTCATTGAGCTTATTACATTCTTTTTGCAAATCATCTAAGAAAGACTGTTTGAAACTACCATCATTATCGAATGGAACCTTTTCACTACCAGATGTGATGTAAATACGTTTCAATCCAGCTTGTTGCATTGCTTTGGAAGTATCCATTAGAGAGATAACACAACCAATACTGCCAGCCTGTGCTGACGGATTAATGTAGATTTCATCTGCAATACAGGTGAGAGCATAGGCAGCGCTAGCAGAACACTCATCAATATATGCCAGTAGCTCTACACCATTCTCATCACAAAGCTCTCGGAGGTATGTAGCATACTCGAAGCAATGACTAGCACTGCCACCACCGCTACTAACTTCCATAATAATTGTGTGGCAACCGTTGTCGATAAGCTCTTGTGCATCTTCTAAAATTCCTGTGTAAGAGCATCCAATCTCTCCACACATTCCTTCAACTGGTTGATAAGTGAGTGTGCCAGCAATTTTTAATATTCCAAACCCATCCACAATCTCTTCATCTTCATCATCGCAACAATCATCCTCTTCAGGGAATTCAGTAGGCTCAAGAGGCTCAATATCAAAATTACGTCTTTCAAGCCATGAAAGAATGAAGTCTAAATTGGTTGCAGTTGTTAAATGTGGAGTGTTATAAACACTGTTAGTAAGCCTAAAAAGGCTGTGCTTCTTTGCCATTAAAAGGCTCCTATTATGGTTTATTCTCTGTATTAGTTACTGTGGTGTCACCGCTACTAACTGTAGACGTTGAAGTCCCACCGTTCACGTTACCAACACCTACCTGAAGCCCTTCAGCAGCACTAGAAGATTTACCTGCTAATGTAGTAGAAAGGTTGTCGTAGTCAATTGGAGCATCATCATCTTTTAGTGGGAATCCACCAACTTCTCTAATCTTGTTCATAACATCTCTGTCAATTTCAATGCCACCAACTGAGAATACACGTTGAACAAAACTACTAAACTCATCACGAGAAGCGCTAGAAATATCTTTGAATACAATGCGTGGCAAACTGGATGTATCCCAGCCATTCATTTCAAAAAGTGTTCTAACCAATTGTGTATTAAGTGCGTCTGCAATTTCACTAAGACGGTGAGCTATAGCTAGTGTGAACATGTTTGTGGTGCCATCTTGTAAGCTAAAACTACCGGCCTTGGCAGCATCCATCTTAATTGCATCACAACTTAAAGCTGTTAAAATATCTTGCTGCAATCTATTAATAATCTTTTCAATATCAAACTTAGCAACACCCTTACTCTCTAAGAGGTCATAACTAAACAATGGTTGCTTAGTTTCAGGGTCTAGCATTTGAGGTACTAGCAAACCTGCTTGTGTACCGTTATTGTAATTATCAATAATTGTCTTAAAACTATCTGCTACAGCTTTTTCACCAGAATCTGCATCAGGTGATAGGTAGCGTGGAGGAATTGCAATCTTTAGAATACCTTGAATATCTTTAGCAACACCTAGCAGTTGTTGATCTTGCAACAGTGATAAATGTTTATAGGCCAAGTAGATAGGCTTTAGGATTGAATTACCTTCAGGATTGTTCTTTGTAGCGTCTGCTGTTATTAGGATAAACTTGTCACGAGGAATAGTGATTCTACCATTCTCATCAGTTCGGTTTAAGTACCTTGCAGGATTTTGTAGGGATTTAAGCGATTGCTGGACACCTAGTAAGTTGTTGCCACTCTCATCGAATACCCATCCAACTATTGTGTCCTGATGCCTTGGAGCTATCTTTGCAAGCCCTACAAGACCATCGTTGTATTTACTACCATTCCGTTTCAGTCTGCGACGCAGCACAATTTCATGTACACCAAAACCGTATTCCAGATATGGTGTAAAGCTACTCATAGTTGATTGCCAACTATCTTGCATGTCGTGCAAACACTCTTTGATAAATTCTGCACGTTCTTTTAATATGTCATCTGCGTCTGCATCAACTACTACGTCAACCTCAGAGCGATTCATTGTATTCTTGTAAGCGTTTAGTGCTGTTGCAACAGGTGGACTAAGACGCATCTCATGGACTAGGTTACAGAATTGCGGAAATTGAAAGATACGATTAGTTTCTTCAATAATCTGCTTGTTTCTAACTCTTAGTCCTGTAAAGCCTACTTCACCAAGTTTGAGTCTAGGAAGTGATGTGTCCTTATCAACAGCCCTGTAGGCAGTAGATTCTTCTGCCATTAGTAGGCTCCTTTAATAATTGTCTCAACGCGAATAAGGCGAGGATAACATGACATTCTTTTTTGTCAATAGATGAGAATAAAGTGATATGTAAGTAATAAGGGGAGGGTATTACGTACATATCACTATTACTACAGGCGTGGAATTACAGAGGCTTGTGCTAATGTTGGTATTGAAAAGGTCGGGATTTGTAGTTGTTTTGATAGGGTGTTAAAAGCATCAGAGCAACAATCGACATACATTTATGTTAAGCCTTGGACGTTACCCAAGACCCATCTACCAGTCTCTTGCCGCCTTTGCCAGCGGCCTTGTTTACACTCTCAAGTTCAAACCCGCAAGTATTTGGACTGTAGATATTGTTACTACCTACTTGCAAATCTTTATCAAGGTTATATTGAACTTTTGACTTACCTTCGTAGAAGGCTAGCCAGTTTGAAAAGTTTTTCAGTTTTGGTAAATCTCTATGGAAATTAGCAAAACAATGCCAATGAGCATCTACAGTTGTACCTTTGTATTTATACCCTTTAGGGTCATCGGTGTAGCAGCGCTTCATCATATTGCGCCACAACTGCATAGCCTGCTTCCAATACTGATTTTTCTCAAATTCTCCTAAGTACCCAACCCCATTAGTGGATTTGGAATAGAGGTCTTTAACTTTTCCAGCAGTGATATTTTCCCTATAAGCTAACCTAGTGGAAGATGTTTCTAAAAATCTTACCAAAGCTTTTTTACCAACTATGGCTACAATTTCAAACTGCTGTCCTGCATTGTTTGTGTAAACTTCTGAGACTTTCATAAAGATTCCTTTATTTTTAGTAAATGCTGCATATCACTATGCAGATCAGACTATATCATCTCTCTCAAGGCTTTGAGAGAGCCTACCGCTTCGTGTCACTTGACACTACGAGCTTTCGCTCTAGTCGTTGCACGTTCCCTTATATTATAAGGGCTTCGCTCAAGATTGTCTAGGATAATTCTATCGAAGAGATTCCTTGAATTCAATAGGTTTATTGACGACCAATTTTAATCGTCATGACCTTTTCTGCCACCGTCGAAACTCTCTAATTCATTAAAGAAAGCTTCATTCCATTCACCTCTTACCACTTTAACATTACCACTTTCACATAATGAAGAGAATGGTAAAAAGCGTTGTACTTTACCAGAGTGACCAGACATAACAACACTTCTAACTGGTACACCCTGTTCTGCCAATACTCTAGTGTAGAAAGAATTGGCAGTTTTACCACCAGCCCCGCCGTCACGAGGGATTGTAATGGCTGTGAGGTTTTCAATGCCATCTTCCTTTGCAACTCTTACGATTTCCTTTAGTACGCCATCTGTAAGTTTTCGGAATCTATCTGCATGCTCAATATAATATGTTCCATATTTGTCACGAGACATTTTAACTGTTGCAGTGTAGTCAGGGTCACGATTTGATTCTGTGGCAAGTGTTGCAGCCAAGTCCCAACTGCGAACAACTGATACAGGGTTAATAGGTGGATGGTCAACCACTTCTACCCAATCACGTTTAAAATAGCCTGCGGCTTCTTCTCTAGCATGCCAACTACCTAATAGTAGACGTTCCCTTTCAGTACGTTTCAAGTTCTCAAGACGTGTTAAATATTCTGGTACGTTACGAATTAATATAGGATTATCATAAATCGTAGCAGCAATAAATGTATATGTCTGAGGTTTTGCCCTATCTCCATATTTTTCTATCAACTCTTCAGCTGTTGCACCAAATACATATTCTCCGTTATACTGAGCATACCAACGTTCAGTACCAGAAAGTTCTGGTTTTGGAATCCCCGTCTCAGGGTCTAGATACCATTCTACAAACTTATACAAAAAACTATCACGCAAAGGGTTGCAAGTACAAATCATTCTATGAGGTGCTTTGGCTTTTGAACGAATACGAGATTCCAAATAGCTAATTTCAGCCTGTGAATGCCATTGAGCTTCGTCGAATACTACCAAACTGTATTGACCACCGTCAAAGTTCTTTGTATCTCTAGGGTCTGCACACACTTTAAATTGTACTTGTGCTCCTGAAGGGAACGTGATAGTTGGTACAGGCATTTGCTTACTTTTAGCACCAAAGTATTTGTACATATCACAAGCCTCTGGAAACAAACCACCAGCTTGTGTTAATTGTGTGTTAGTTTGTCGAATAAACACTCCCCTAAAGTTAGGGTCTGTGATATACTGTAGCACTGACATTAGTGCTAAGTGGGACTTGCCACTGCCAGCCTTTGTGGCTTGTTCAAGGTAGGTCGTTAATCTACCCCCGTGGAATTATCCACAGCTGCATATCACTATGCAGATCAGACTATATCTTAGGCTACCAAGCCCCTCTCCGTTTCGTGCCACTTAGCACTACGAGCTTCTGCTCTAGTCGTTGAACGTTCCTAATTAAAGGCTTCGCTGCTGATTGGCTTGCTAACAAGCTATTCCAGCAATTAGAAGAGTGTTTAAGGTGGAGCACTGGACTTTCAACCGCCACCATAAATAATAAATTTACTTTGACATTGCAAAAATTTCAACTGCGTTTCAGAAGCAGGCTCGAACCTCGGCCTTGGCTCCTTACGAGGTCTACCCATATATTCTCCTTTTCGGTAGATAACAAAAAGCCCTGATATGCAAGCTGTTACACTCACTTATCAGGGCATCTAAATTGTGCAATGGCAACCACCCTGCCTGTTCCATCACTCTCGAATCCAATAGGCAGCTTACGCTGGCAATGATTCGCCTTCTCCACAAGCCCTTTTCAGGTACTCTGTTATAGCCTTTGCAGGCTAGTGTAAATAACCCTTAGCGCCAATAAACAATATTGTGTAAGAGCTGTAATAGTAACCTCTGTGGTGCGCTATTAAAATGCTAATAAGCGTCAGAGGTTTTTAAATTGGAGTTCTCAAGGGGGAATTGAACCCTCTGTTTATCCCTTGAAAGGGGGACTGTATTAACCATTATACGATGAGAACATGGTCTATCCGGCAGGGGTCGAACCTGCGATCTTCTGGCTCCAAACCAGACGACTTACCTACTAGCCTACAGATAGATTGGCAGAGAGTAATTGAGTCGAACAATCACCTATTCCTAGATGGCAGAGCTTTCAAAACTCCTTTGCAGCCGCTGCGCTACCCTCTATAACCTTCAGGTTTGAGCTATCAGGAAGCTTTGAAGGCTTTGTTAAAGTCTGGTGGGGTGTCTAGGTAATGCTCCTAGTGGGTTGCAATAACAACAGATTTACAGTCTGTCCCGCCTATTTAACGGTCTACCTCCCCTATGGTGCTGTAGGAAGGACTCGAACCCTCGACCACCGCATTACAAGTGCGATGCTCTACCAACTGAGCTACTACAGCGCTAATAAAGCCATATTAAAGCATTCCACTATCTTTGTCAAGCCTTATCACTCCAACCCATAAAAGGATTAACGGAATATACCAGCATTGCACGTTCATTTGTATGTTCATGGATATTGGTCATAAGTTTATATCCAAGGTAGATTCGGATACATTTTGTATCACTCACCTTTTTAACATAATAGACCATCCAAGCGTTAGCACACTTAGCAAAGCAACTACCTTCTACCAGAGGTCTATTACCAACCTTGTCATTACCTACTACAGTGAGCCACCCTTCTGGAATAACGCCCATAACATCGTATGCGAAACTCCCCATAGGATTTCTCCACATCCAATTAGTACGCGCCCACCAAGATGTATTGCTACCATTTATAAAATGATAGTTCTTCCAACCATCATCGCCAAATAATGTGTTATCATTGGTTTGCATCCATTTTAGCCACTTAGGAAGATTGCCATCTTTATCAGATAGGGTAGCAACCAATGGTGCCAATGGAAGATTAATAACCACTAATGATAGGTCTATTAAAGCCTTGAAAAACCATACTATATACATCATAATGCTTCCACCTTTCCTACTTTTGAGAAATTAATAATGGGAGCATTAGACCTAACTCTTTTAGCTTTCTTCTTTTCAACCTGCTCAACTTCTTCAGGTGTTAAGCTTTCATCCTCGTAGTCATAATCCATAATGTCCTTCATTACCCGATTAGCACCTTTGTTCTTTACTTCCTGTATCATTCGTTGCATAATATCTGCATTGATTTCTTTACTAACTTCCATTTGGAAAGACAGTAGAGTCTTAGCACAATCAATTGCTAACCTCTCATTCTCGCTTTCCATACCTAACACCAATCTGCGAATAGCTTTTTGGCTGTTAGCCTTCAACCCTTTATATAGAAATGCTAAGTCATGTTGTTCTGTGCGAATAAAGCTCAATTCAGTAGCAGGTTTCATCTCCCCGCCACTACTTTCTGGCTCATTCTCGTCATAAATATCTTCTATACTATCAATAGCTTGTGTCATAATACCCTCCTAGAAGCTCTTATACTAATACACATCTCCCGTTTGTCAAACAATGTGTTGACATACGATTGATATTGTCCTATCATCAAATCTCCTTAACAACTGTCCACATAGGATTAGAAATGAAAGAAACAACCACAGCTGTTCCTCGTCGCCAAGCCCTTAATCAACATCTAGTTGAGCTTGGACATAAGACACACTCAGATGAGCGCCGTAAACATCTTGAAAAAGATAAAAAGATGAAAGAGCGCAAGGAAGCCCTGTATGACGAAGATTGGGAATAACACCTTAAAAGGTTCTCCTTTAGAGCTAGCACCTCCTACACTTGTCTACAAAAAAGAAGAGAAGTTTGTAGATGTTGTGGAAGATGCTATAGACTTAATCATACTAAGTATGTCAGACTTTGAGGGCTGGAAAGCTTGGTGGAATGAAAATTCTGAGATAGCTTTCTGGTCTGTATCACACGAAGAAAGTGGACTTAGATTTTATTTCAAACATAAAAAAGATAGAGGTGGCTACAAACTGTATAGGGATAGAGGTAGTGCAAAACTCTTTAACAGTCGTGAACTAGACCTTTTGCAACCAAGTGTTGAAGAATTGGCTAGGAATCTATTTAAAATAAAATGGGTTGAAATGTTTGAAAGAGACATGGCAACCCATAAAAGGAGACATAAAATTGAGTAGTAATACAATTGATAGTTGGAATCTAGCAGACGATAGTACAGACTATATTGATGTTGATGATTTTGTAGCAAACTATTCTGACGACGATAAATATGAGGATGATTATGAACATACACATGACAGTGAATGAAGATTTAAAGAACTGTGCTTTCAGTATTTCAACTGATTTTGTAGAATGGTCTACTAACTATTTCCACTACAAACAGATTTTTAAAACAATGACAATTGAAAACTTTTTACGAGATGTTTTAGGTATTGAAGACACTAAGTATATTACAGTGCAACTTTCTACATGGATGGAAGAATGTTTGTACGCTGCAACAACACAGGAGCTTTCTGTATGAAGAGACAAATCTTTGCAACTAATATCTACAACTACAGTATGGAGCTACAACAGCTTGTACTGGAAGGTTGGCGTATCACGGAAGATATTCACGGTCTTCCAATGATGACAATTGGCGGCGGCTTTACTTGCACTATTGAGAAAGAGGAAGAAACTAAGAAACCAGTAGGACGCCCTCCAAAGGAATCTGTAAATGGCTAGAACATTTTTAGAAAACCAATTCGAGACTTCTCGTAAAACTTCTGGTTTTGGTGGAGCTAGAAATGAAATCACAGGTGCTTCAATTAGTACATCCCCTACAACATCAAATGCTTATAAAGATGGGTGGGACAGAATATTTGGTAATAAAAACAAAGAGGTAGAAACTAAGCCTGAAACAGATTATTCTAACAACCATTTTAACATTAGTGTTGAGCAAGATTTAATAGTTGACAATGAACAACCATCAGGTAAATTGTCAAAGGATGGGGAGCGTTGGATAAGCCTAGAACACAGATTTATTAAACCCACTCCTGATAAACCTGCACCAAAAGGAACAATGCTAATCTATACTAAATACGGCAAAGCCTTAATTGGCAACTGGCGTGATGAAGACTGTATTGGCTACTTCCCTCTACCTTTGAAACCTCTCTAGCCTAAAAGCCCTTGGCAAGAAATTGTCAGGGGCTTTACCACATAACAGGAGTACAAATGTCACGTCCACAAAGAAAAGCCCAAGCCCCTACGAAGCAAGATAGAGCTGTTAGAAGAGCTAATAGACGTAGCACCAATATTGAGCCAGCTGCTAATGATAGTGCAACCCCTTATGAGCGACCTCATACACCTCGTTTGGAGCCTGCTAACCAGCGTCAACGTACTGCCCTAGCCTACCTACGAGAACGCCGTCCTGTAGTGGTGCTACGAGGCTCCGCAGGCACTGGTAAGAGTATGTTAGCAACCTATCATGCAGCTTGTTTGATGAATAGCAGACAAATTGAGAAGATATACCTAGTAAGACCTGCTGTAGCAGCTGGTAAAACTGTAGGACTGTTGAAAGGCACTCTTGAAGAAAAGCTAGCACCGTATTTTGCACAAACTATAGCTCACTTGACACACTTTTTAGGTGGCGGGTTTACTAAATATTTACTAGAGAAGAAACAGATTGAAATGTTTGCTGTGGAGTATTTACGTGGTATGAGTTTTGAAAACTGTGTAGTGATATTTGAAGAAACTCAAAACTTCACTGCCGAAGAATTTGAAATGGTGTTATCACGACTCGGTAAGAATTGCCAATTTATTTTTACAGGTGATGAAAGACAGCATGATTTGAAGGGTGTAAGTGGATTGTCATCAACTATCAATCTTCTGCAAAATGTTATTGAACAACAACCTAACTACCTTAGTGATGAAGATTTAGATCACCTTAGCGATGGCATAGCTGTTGTAACATTTGAGCCTGAAGACTGTGTACGATCTGGCTTGACACGAGCATTTGTTAAAATTTACTACAACGAAGGAAAATAAATGGCTAAATACAACGAAGAAAATGAAACAATGGAAGGAAAGCTTGAGCCATTTAAAGGTACATTCAAACCAAATGAAGGTGGTGTATATACATTTGAACTAGATGACACATTTGAACACTCTAGCCAATTCTACAGTGTCATTAATTGCCTTGATAATGCCTCGGAAGCTGATGTTATTGTGCTACGGATTAACAGCGCTGGTGGTAGTTTGGACGCTGTAGCACCATTACTACTGTCTATGAGACATGCAGAGTGCAACATCCATGCAGAGCTTGTGGGCAGTGTTTGCAGCGCTGCAACCTTCGTAGCACTGGAAGCTGATAGTGTTAGTTTTGACGAGTTTGTAAGCTTCATGGTACATAACGTAACATACGGAAGCTACGGAGCTGGTCATAACGTGTTAGCCCAAGTGGAACATGTGCAAAAGTTGTCAGAAAAGCTTATCAACCACCACTACAAATACTTCTTGACAGAAAGTGAAATCACTGAAGTGTTAAATGGACGTACAATGTGGATGGATAGTGAAGAATTGACAGAACGTTTTACTAAACGCTTGGAAGCCATCAAAGCCTTACAAGAAGATATGGAATAATTTGCAAATAGCCCTTGACAAGAGATTGTCAGGGGCTTTACTATTTGTACTCAGCAATACTAACTTAGGAGAATGTATGCAAAACATTATTACTGTAGTGCTACGTGAAAATGAGTATGGAAATTACGAATCAGTGCTACAAGATTTTGAAAGCGTGGAAGCTCGTGACAAATGGGTAGAAGAACAAACAATGGAGTGGGGATTGATACAAGTGGAGCGTAATAAGCTAGGGCTTTCACCATTAAAATGGATGATATACGATTTAGATGAGTTTTGTTAAAATGGAACCAAATGTAAATTTTCTAGGTTATCCTAGATACGGTAAAAGTGTTCTTTACGAATTAGTACAAAGTTTTATAGGACAGAATATGCTTGAAAATTACAACAACATTAGTGGATTATACAGGATTACAAAGAGTGATTTTGTTAAATTGCTCCGTCATAACCTTTTATTAGTTAAAAGTAAGCATGGAATTAATGTACCAGTATGGGAATTACGTAAGAAGGTTGTGGAACAACTTTGGGAGTATTATGAATTATATGAAAACTTTGATTTTGCATCAATATACTTAAAGGGTGGTAAACATATTATTTTGCATCCCAATATTATTTTGCACGAATGGGAAAGCTTGGCAATGCAAAACTACTCCAAAAACCTTTTACACTGGTGGGATAGTGTTGGAAAGCACATCCTATCCTCGAACGATAGCAAATTCTCCCGTCTTGCTAAAATTCGACCAGACACAGGATGGCAAGAAAGACACGAACAACTCATAGAGTGGCTAAAGGAAGTTGAAATTGCTGCCATTACAAGTGTATTGTAGCTACATCGACGTTACAAAGCCCTGTACAGCCCTGTATATCCCTAACACGGATTGCAGGGCTTTTCTTTTTGCACAAACACATAGCTAGATGACACAGAAACAACCCTACAGGGCTTTATAACAGTGGTAGATAGGCAAGGGTAGCTTGGAAGGCTTAAAACTCCTTAAAACGCCTTAAAACGCCTTAAAATGGCTTACTAGGAGATCGGAAAGCTTTGCACGTATCCGAATGTTCTAGTACGAACATCCCACCACTGGCAATTTGCCATAGAGCCTAATGAGCGCGGCCAAACCGAGCCAGAGCGATTAGGCGACTGGCAGGATATTGCCACATCTTTGCACGAACACAAAAATCTGATATTGCTCAATCCCTCATAAACACCCCTAGAAGGCGATAGAAAGCTTGAAAGGTAAACTCGTAGCTCCAAGTAGCTTTCAAAGCCTTCTATGCCACTTTCTACGTCATGTAGACACAGTAGCAAGGCAGTACAAGAGTCGCTATCGCTCTTTTCTGCACTATCCTAACGTGTATGGTTGGTGCTAACCTCTCTTTAGCCTTGGTAGGTTGTGCCAACTCTTGTAACAACTGGCAATATCCTACCACCACTATTACCTTCTCGGCTTTTGACTTTAAAAACAAACCTACAGGAGCGAATGCGACATATTACTAACCTATCACCTTATTTCCAGCTCTAGCAGGGTTATTATGGAGAACAGCGATAATTGGTGGAACACCTTATCACTAACTTGCAATAAACCTAGTTAGTAAGTATTCCTGTAAAGGAGAGGAATCTCTCTGCTACTGTTAGGCTACGATCATCCTCTCCCCCTATGACAGTTTACAGGAGCTTACTAGGCTTATGGAGTTAGTAGTAGGCTTACTAACTGTCTACTAATCACTAACAATCCCTGTTACTAGCATTACAAGAACATTGTTACAACCTAGTAGACCTAGTAAGCTCTACTAGATAATTAATACTTATATCTTGTAATTAACCAATTTCTTTTAAGTATCAGTAAGCCTACTAACGTCTATTAGGAGAGTAGTAAGATACATTACTAGGTACTAAAAGGCTTACTAGGTTCTAATAAACTCTAGTAGACTATTACTCCTTAGAGAGCCTATAAGTAGTTAATATTACTTTATCAGAGTTACAAGTAGTATGAGTAGCCTATTACTACTTACAAGAGCTTACAAGGTCTTGTAAGATACTACCAGTAGCTAATAGACCTTGTAGTATCATACTACATCCTACAGTAGCCTATAAGTAGTATTACCTCTACTAGATACTACTAGATACTACTAGATACTATAAGTAGTATAAGAGAGTATAATATACACTGTAACCTCTCTGGCACATAGGACGCAGTTTATCATGAGATTTTCACTTTGTCAAGCTTTTGATACCAATATTAGGGAAATCCTTAATATTTATTTTGCATTGTTACGTTACTTATGTGATTAATCGAGTGCATGCTTTTAAGCCGAAGGCGTAGCATTGGTGCAAATCTATTGACATTTTTGCAAACTTCTGCTAATATTGTATTCTTTACATTATGGAGAATAATAACAATGCGTAAATATGTTAAAAAGACCAACCAACTCAACTATCAAACCTGTACATTGCAAGAACTTGCAGACCATGTAGAGAAATCACCTACATCCCGTATTAGTGCGCAACTGGCCTACTATTGTGACACAGGTAATAGTAGAATGGTGGAAAGAATTATCAAGGCTAGAGGTATTGTAAGGCGTCGTAAGATGCTCAAGCGTATGGCTGCTAAGGCTGCTAAACAAAGGGCTGCTGACAAGGCTATGTTGGCTGTGCTACGTGATATGAAAGATATGTCAGAAGAGGATAAGCAACTAGCACGTAGCTTGATTGGTGGCAGTGGTGAATACTCAGATGAAGGTGTTAAGTATGACAGTGAAGACTGAAGAGCTTGTAACAGCTAATATTATTTTCTACTATGAACGTAATAGAAACTTTATTCGCAAGGCTCTCTACTGGCTAGGAGTGCGTGACAGCAAGCTGGAAAAGCTGAAAGAAGAATACTACACTAGCAAGATAAAAGATTTGTCACATCAGCTTGACTTAACAACCACTTTAGCTCACAATGCGACTGTAGCTCAACAACGTCTTACACTTTTGGAGAAACTCTCGCATGGCAAATCTTGACAAGCTCATTATGGATGTGCAACTATCAAAAGGGCTGGAAGAAATCTACTATGCTATTGACCTTGCAGATAGTAAGGGAGAAGAGCAAGCTATATTTACTATTGAACAAACTAATGGAGAATATGTGCAAAGCATTGTAGAACACTTTAATAGCAAAGGCTACAGGGTGGTAACACATAGGGACAGTGTAGATGGCTGGGAACTCTATCTTGATTGGAGTGTGCAAGGGAAAAGTAAAGTGGCAGAGATTGCTGTCAAGATTAAGAAGATTTTTAACTAGGAGAATGTTATGTCTACACAAAGTGTTATTAATGATAAGATTGCACAAGCTACACAGCTTGTTAAGGAAGTGCATGAGCTATACCTTGAAGACCCCTCCAATCTGGAGATGATTGGCTTGGAAGCTCTCCTATTGGCTGCTGTAGGCGCTCGTGATGACTCTGAAGAAGAAGATTGGGAAAGCTCTGGTGAGGAAGAATGGAATGACAGCGGGTGTAGTGACAGTGGTGAGGAGTGGGATGATAGTGGTTGCTAATGTAAAATGCTGACAAAAGCTAATATGAAGGGCAGATTAAAACCTGCCCCTTCTCGTGATAGGCTTGGTAGACTCATACCTACAAAAACTGATAGACAAGCACAGCTTGGTGTAAATAGACGTATTAAACTAATACACAAAAAGCTACTAGAGTGTCAGGAAATTATAGACACTTATCCTGAGTGCCAACTTATTTTAAAACTATTTGACAACATGCCAGCACTTGAGTATTATGCAAAAGATAATACTTGGGTAGAAGGAAATAAACGTGGAAAATGGAATGTTAAAGAATTATAGTACAAAAGATGTACTGGCTATTATTGGTAGTTATCCTTTGTTTTTCTACAATTATAGGGATACATACACTGACCTAGATTTTGTTTGCTCTTATGACACATTCAAGAAGTATGTAAATAGTAGCCCAACAATCCTAGCTAAAAGGGTGGAGTGGGTTAATAAGCATAAAGCCATTATCAAACCGACTAAGGCTAGATGTGCAATCGAGTTTGAAATCTTTTACGAAGGATTGGATGAGCCGCTTAATAACCATATTGAAGCTTTGCATGAATACATCTGTACCACTGGTAATCTAATATTAGAAGGTAATGAGTGGAATTGCAAGCAAGTGGCAGCTAATGTAGTGACACTATATATGTTAAAGCAGTCGCACAAATATAAATCTAATTCTCCACACTTTCTGAAAACTATGAATGACATTATGTGGATGGAGCGTTTTCATAATTGCAAAGAAAAAAGTATTACAGGAGAGCTACTACGTTTGCAGAAAGAACGTGAAGAGCTTATAAGCTACACGAAGCAACGTAAATACAGCCTTAATAAAAAGAAAGAAGACTTCTTCACAGATAATGTGAATTACATTTATAGCCATGATAGTTTGCATGAGATTGTAAAACTAGGGGATGTGCCAGCCTATACAAAGATGTTGTCAGCAGCTGTTATGTGTGATAGAGAGAAGTGGGAAGCTATGTCACGTAATGACAAGTTTGCTACAGTGTATGAAGAGGCTGCTGTGCTAGCGTTAGAGCGTAGTGTTATCCCTCACAATACTAATCCTGATAAAGCTTTCCTTAAAGCCTTGGAGAAAGTTTGCACTAGCATCTCATCAGGTTGGTGGAGAGAATGGGCTTACAAACATTACTACTCTGTTCTAGGCTTGTACTACCAAAAAGGGAACTTCTATGATAAGTGGCAAGCTTGTGATAAGAGCCTTATACCTTTGCACAAGAAAGGAGCTAAATATGAAATGGATTAAAAATCTCTGGCTAGTGTTTTTGCTAAAGTGTTATGGGGTGGTTGATAGGCTTCTTGATAGTGTTGAACCCCCTATTACAGACATCTACAACTATCCTGAATGGGCAGGACATAAAACTACAGTGGAATGGTATGTCAAGGATGTGCAAAGACGCATCACTAAGTTGTAACAACTGAGGTGTAACACCCTAGGTGTAATATCTAGCCTACCATGCTTTATAAAGTGTGGTAGGTATTTTTATGTCTGTAATTCCTGAAAACCTCTTGTCACGAATTTTTCTAAAAATTTTTTTAAAAAATTATCCACCTATGACACATTTTAGCATTTCTGTGTGCGGAATACAATCAATAACATGCGTATTTGTAGCACTCACAGGGGCTAATTTCTTAGCAGGCTTTTCAGAAAACAATTACCAGCTTCATAAGATTGTTGCAGAGCCTATTCGTGTGTAAGAGGGTGGGAGTGGATGGCAGAGAATTATCAATGGATACAAGAGGTTAGAGGAAAATCATAAGTGGGTGGGAAGTTGGTGTTAGGGCGGAGTTATAGTGGAAAGTTAATAGAAATGGTAGTAAGGCGTGGGAGGATTCTTAGCTTTTCCTAAGGGGTAATACTTAGATTGTAATAATTGTGAAGTGATAGGGGTTGAACAGAGCCACAGCCTGCGGGTTTTGTCAAGCGATTATTTTAAAATATCTGTAAGTGTTTGATTTATAAGGCTTTTCTAGATATTTGCAATCCGTTGCAATCTTGGTTTGTCTCGGTACCACTAGATAGTTGGACACTGTAAACCGTTGCAAGTGTGAGCCTGTAGGGTAGTAGCTAGCTACAGATTACAGCGCCCTTAAACACCGTTTCTGTGCCAAATAGAGGCATAAAAAGACAATAGCAAGCCATAACAGGTTAGCAGGGTGATATTAAAGTGATACCACTTTTGTAAGGTTGGTGTAAGGTTTGATTGTAATGTATTGATACTTACTGATTAGTAAGTAAGGGAGACACCACTAACAGGTACTAACAGGTACTAACAGGTACTAACAGGTACTAACAGGTACTAACAGGTACTAACAGGTACTAACAGGTACTAACAGGTACTAACAGGTACTAACAGGTACTAACAGGTACTAACAGGTACTAACA